ACTCAGCACCTTGCAGGGTCTGTCCCGTGCGGCTAAGGATGCCGCACGCACCGCTCGTATGGAGATGACGGCAAACGCCGCCGCCGCCATTGAGAGCATCACCGACCCCACGGTCAAGGCGGCCATTCTGGCCGTCATGCCTCGTTCGTGACGCATCGCCCCCACCCCAGAACCGCTGGGGTGGGGTGCGGTGGACTAACGGTCTATGATCGTTAGTCCACCGTACCCCACCGCAAGGTGGGCGAGGCCACTACGCACACACGAATACAACGTGGGAACCTTTCGTCGTTGTGCTGCCGTTCCGTTTCGACGGGACGACGCTGCAAACGTGGCACTGTCCAATCATCAGATACTGCCTTACCGTATAGGCGTAGAATCATATGGTGACCTAGCAAGTCGGTCGTACAAGGCGACTCCAATGCTGTCTAAGGCCCCCTATGTATGTACGTTATTTAGTGCATATGTAGGGGGCCTTTATTGTTAGTGGCATCCCCCCGGTACCACTAACGAGTGTGTCCTACCCTTAGGGGTAGGGCATGCAGTATGCCCTAATAGGTCATAGTGCATGCCTTACCAATGAGGCATATTGACCATAAGGAGGTCAATCGTTATGGCTAATACCGTTGTCCACGCACCGACCGCACCATACAGGGTGTGGCGTGAGCGTGACACATTTGTGGTAATCGCCGCATGCGCCTGTGGCGGCGATTGTGCCATGACCGCCACCGTCTACTCCGACCGCTTCTACACCCCCGATGGTGACCCGTGGGTGCCGAACAAGGAGGACAACCGCTGATGTCCATCACCATCCATACGCACGATGGGGTGCATTATGTGTACCCCGAGGATCTGACCCTTGATTGGGCCGACTTCCGGTACGACAACTACCGGCACGGTGAGACGACCGTGCTCCAACCGCAACTGGAAGCACTCGGCTTCACCGTTCACGGTTGGTACAGCGCAGAGGCCGATTCGTTTGGAGTCTTGGTGCGTGCGGCAAATGCCACGTACCACGACATTCGTGTCAAGTTCGTTTACGGATGAAAGGAACATACATGAAGGTTGCCATCGACCTGCCCCATCAGGTCGCATATCTGGACGATATCGATATCGATATCCCCACCTATAGCAGGGGTAAGGCCCTTGTTATGGAGGGCCGTCGCTCGTCGGTGAAGCCGAAGCACTACCGGCTGTTCTGGTACACAAACGAGGTGACGCGCTCGTTCCGTGATCGCAAGGAGCGGTACATCGACCGTAACAAGCGATAACGCTAATCGTCCTGAGTATGACGTAAAAATGCTCAATGCTTACCGTTCGGGGCTTTCGACGGCGTAGCCCGATACGTTACGGGCATATCAGCATAGAGAAAGAGGGGCCATGCGCTGATATTCATTATTACGGTTTCGTCCACCTATAAACAGAACGGACGGCGCTTTTGCCCATTGGGGGCTTTACGGGTTCGACTCCCGAAATGTGCGCTCTGATAACAAAACAGAAAGGAAAGGAATGCAATGCGTAACAAGCACATTGTTCACGCCAGCGATTGTGACACGCTAACTGTGTCACGTTTGCACGGTATCATCATCAAGAGGGCAACGGCCCTCTCTCTTGGTGACATCATCATCAACCCGCCGTTTTTCATCGACGGAAAGTTGATGTGCGACTCGTACACGTTCCGTGTGACGGGTCTGCGTCATACGGGAGACGACGTACACGTGTGGGGCGACGACGGCTCGGAGTTCTCAACCTCCGACAACAACAGGGTTATCGTCTACCGTTCTGAGGACACAGAAGTAAAGCAAGCGGATCCTGAGTTGGAGCGCATGCTTGACCGGTTGGATAAGCAGTGAGGATCACATTCCTCAAACATCCCGGTATGGGTAAGGCCATAAGGGAGTTGTTCTGTGGGCATTTGATTGACACAGAGCGCACTCTTTATGTGTTCCGTACCCATAAGGGTGAGTTGACCGAATGCCCACACGGCTGTGGGCCACAGAAGACACGACATGTGCGGAACGCCGAAAACATCAAGGAGGCCCAGTAGTGGCTGATAACAAAACAGAAAGGAATGACATGCATAACAAGCACATTGTTCACGCCAGCGATTGTGCTGCCGGGGAGGTGACGGCATGAGCATCTTCCCCGAAGATGTGTGCCCTGAGTGTGTCCCCATGTGTGACACCTGCGACAAGCCTGCCACGGAGGTACATGGTGGTACGGACTGGTTCTGCGCCGATCACTTTGAGCAGTTCCGAGCCGACCTGTTGGGAAAAGAGGATCAGCAATGATCCTCAATGGCTTTTTCGTTACCTGCCCTGAGTGTAAGAAGTTGCACACAGCGGAGGTCAGACTCGTATGCACCTGTGGTGCATACGTCCCGACATGGGAGAAGCACTCTGATGTTCCTACGAACATCAAAGCCATCATCCGCAAAGTTGTCGATAACTACGACAACATGAAGAAAATGGAGGAAGAACAATCATGAATTGGAGAAACCCTTACGGGTATCTGCCGATGACAATCACCGTGTACGGACTGTATGGGCTGTTCGTGGTGTTGTTCGCCGTTGCCGTGGTGCAACGAGTCAAGGACAAGAGGAAGTGACGTGGGACTGCCCCGACTGTGTGTACGTCGGGGAACACAAGAACGAATGGGGAGTGTTCTCCCTTTTCGTCCACTATCGACCGGAGTACGACAAGCGGGAGATGGTGGCCGTCTATGGCTGTAATGACAGTGATTACCCTGATTACCAATCAGGGGAAGCCTGTGATTACAGACAAGCAGACAGAGATGGTTACATTTCGCCCGTTCGTGTGGCATTAGAAAATGCCATCAAGTTGGGAGTTCCGGGGTTCACCCCGGACCTTATCAAGGAGGAAAGATGAATCCGAAATGGCAGGAAGGTGCGTGGTATACGCACATCAAGTATCCGGGGCGGCGGTTGCAGGTAACCAAAGTCATGGGAGACATGGCCGCTGGCTACGTCTACATTGGCATGGGCGAGTTCGGGAAGCGCCCATCGTGGTGGGCCATCACGCTGTCGCCAGAAGATTGGGATCTCTGTGAAGTTATTGCATCATGATACCTGATCATATTCAGGAAGCGGTTGCTAGGTATCGACCGCACGTTATCCCTGATAACAGGGAAGTAAGGGCGGGGGATATCCGCAACATACGTACGATGGACGGTAAGTACAGTCGTCTTGGTGTTGTTCTAAAGGTGAACAAACCGAGGGATGGCTATCCCGACACCATCGCACAGGTGACTCTGCTGCATCCTTATACAGAGTTGGCAACTAACAGTGACGTTGTAGTAACTGGGGATCATAAGACAGTCCCCTATAACGTCGTCGTTGAAACGTTCCTATTAGGAATCGTATGGTTGTCTCAGTTGGGTCCTCTCGTGGGGACCATAAGCGAAGAGGCACTTGATTGTTGTTGGTCTGATAACAAACAGACCGATAACTGTTATCGAGGTACTCATTTGGCCGGTTCTCTTGATTCCCGGTGGACATTCAAAGAGAACGAATTTGATGAGTTTGCATTGTTTACCGAGGACTCCACTAAATATATCCTTGATGAAGCAGACAGGTATTCCAAACAAAGGAGACAGTCATGACCAGCATCAACCCCGAATTCAACGGGGAGCAGCAGAAGCCCATGCACTTCTGCGCCGAAATCTCGTATGACACCCCGGACGGTAACGTCCACTCAGACATCTGTTTCTCCTGCACAGAAGACAGGTTGATGCAGGAGAAGTACAGGCAATTCATCCACGATTGCTTGGACGAGTGGCTGGACAAGTCCAACGGGAGTGGAGCCTTTTGGCTCGCCGGTTGGGAATACTGGGACAGCCTCAAAAAGGAAACCATCGAAGACTACCTGACCGGATTGCTCCACAAGAACAGGGAGAAGAAGTGAAGAACATTGTTTTGTGGACTGTGATGCTTTTCAATGTATTACAGTTTTTTAGGTACTGGTTCGTCCAGACCTTTATCGTCAAAGTAGAACTGACGGAAGAAGAAGTACGTCGGTTCGTAAAACCATCGTGGCACATGCTTATGTATGGTGCTATTGCGATGTTCAGCGTGTACACCCTCGTATAAGGAGACAAGGTGATCATCAAGCCTGATGAAGTACTCAGCGACTTCGTGGATCCTATCCACGCAGAGTCTGTGCGTTTCGTAAGGGAACGTATCAGACCCGTAACGGAAATATTACAGCGTCGTACACAAACGTGGACGCTTTCAGAGATGCCACCTGACTGGGGTAGGTATCAACGTCGCCCGAAATCGCTTCGTAAGCGAAACAAATATCTGAGAAAGGAACATTATGCTCAGTAATCTGCCGCCCGGTGTGTCTGATAGGCACATCCCCGGATATGACAATGGTATCTATGAAGTAGATCCAATGTCAGATGAGGGCATGCAAATGCCCGTAGACGAGTGTCGTTGCACAGCGTGCAACACTCTCGTCGGCCCCTACACATGGGGTGATTCATATGCATCGTGGGATCCTTGTTGGGCTAACGACGAGGGAATCCTGTGGTGTGAAGAGTGTTACACAAGCATCATGGAACAAGGAGAATAAAATGCCCAACTGGTGTGGAAATACGCTTGTCATTCGTGGCCCAAAGGAAGACCGTGATACGTTTGTCAACGGTATTCCTATCTCAAATGAGAATAAGCCATTCAATTTCATTGAGCACTACGTACCGCTTCCCGACGACATTGGTGACGGTTGGTATGACTGGGCCATTGAAAATTGGGGAACAAAGTGGGGTGACTGTGAGATGTCAGTTCTCCACCACAACGATAAGGAGACTGCTCTGGGATTCTCCACTGCTTGGGGACCGCCCATCCCGGCAATCATTACTATCTCCCAACTGTTTCCAACGTTGCAATTCGTACTCGCTTACGAAGAGGGAGGAATGTGCTTCTTGGGGGCAGTAGGCGTAGTTGGTGGTATGTGTGTGTATGACAAGTTCATTGAGGGTGCTGAATATGAAAACCTGTATCCCGAACGGCAGGATTATGATGATGACATTGATACATACTACGAAAGTGGTTACGAAGCAGTTATTGAGGAACTCTCTCGCATTTCCGATGAAGCGTGGGAGCATCTGGGAAATGTCACATCAGTATGACAGCGGCACGCTGCAAACGTGCCACCGTCCAAACCAAAAGAAAGAGGTGCTCTAATGAATTGCAAACAGTGTGATAAGAAACTGTATAAGCCGAGATATCAAATTGGTTTGTGCAGCACCTGTAAGCCAGATCGACATGCAAAAAGTAGTGGCATTAGTGTTAGCCGCACTTGTGCAGCATGTAACAAAGCAATCAACAAGAGAAGCCACGGGACCGGATTGTGTTCTATTTGCGTGCGTAAGAGGCATACAGAACACAATGACGTATACACATCATCAGACTTCAACCTGAGTAACTTGTCTTACGAAGAGCGTTGTCTTGTGTTTATGTGGGCGGCAGGGGTTGATATTTCAACGTACTTTGATCCCCGTCAAATCAGTAAGTGGGAACGTGCTGGAACAGTACGAGTTGGTTACGATACAAAAAGCAACAGAGTTATGCGACACATGGGGTGATTATGAATTGCGTATATTGTGGTTGTGATATGCGACCAGAACGTGCAGAGTTGTATGACTACTGCACAAGCGAGGAATGCTACAAACAAGGATTCAAACAATCCGAGTACGTGGTTCTGGGCGTGCATAAATCTACGCCTGTAATTTGTTCCGTTCGTGACACGTTGGTTACAGATAACCGTTCATATATGGTTACCAAATGAGCCAGCGTTACAACACAAACGGGCGCACACACGTCGCCCTCCTCATTGCCAAACACTTCGGCAAACCTTTTACGATTGATGATATGCAAAAGATATCAGCATTGTTTGTTGATCGTAAACTTGCAAGTAAAGCATTGAACACCCTGAGAAACTGGGGATTCGTTGCCAAACTTGATGATAGTTGGTGCATCACCCGTGAGGGCGTAGAGCATCTGTATACAACAGCAAAAACCTATGCATCTAGAGATTGAGGGGAGGTTAGAACATGCTTGCATACTTCGCTAGTGATGGAAACTTTGGTGATGCCACCGACTTGGTGCTCATTGACGTATCCAACTTTACATCAGAAGATTGGGAAGAACTTGATATGGTTCCAGATAATGAGCGTCAGGAGCGTGCCATTGAGTTGGCAAAATCTTACAATCAAAATTCAGAAACAACCCATTACATTGGCAACTTCTAACCACAACAACGATTGACACACATACTGTGTGTATCGTATCTTTATAAAACCACCACAGCCCAGTAGGGCAGAAAGAAAAGGATAACCATCATGGTGTCTGCAAAGCACCTCCATCAGGGTATGGCTGTTGTTATCAACAGTGGTACCCACGTGGGACGTACAGCCAAAGTCATTGATCCCGAGGTTGTTCCTGACGGACAACTCAACCAGCGTAAGGTGTTGGTTGAGATTGATGACCCGGATAACCCGTGGCGTGAATGGATCATTCCAAAGCAGTTGGATGTTCCGGGTATGCACCGACCGACTACTAAGTGGTCAGCAAGGACGACTATCGTTGATATGGATGTAACTCCTATCACGTCTTTGGATGATCCATCATTGGATCAGTTTCGCCCTCGTGGTAAGAACCTGATGAAGAAGTATGTATCACGTACTCTGCCGGGTGGCATCAAGGATATTGATGCTCTGATGAAGTATTGGAGTAACCGTGATGATAACGGATACTCACTAAACGTGGGTATGGTTGGCGATACTCAATCAGGCAAGACCATGCTTGTGGATGTAATGGCTCACGTGGTCGCTAAGGAAATGGGACTCAGCAAGCCGCTCCCGGTGTTTACATTGTCCGGTTCCTCCGGTATCACCGATTACGACCTGTTCGGCCAGCCGAGACAAGCATCAGACGGAACCGACAGGCTAGTGTGGATGGAAGGCATTGTCGCTAGGGCGTGTCGTGTTGGCGGTATCCTGTACCTTGACGAGGTAAATGCCATGCCCGGTAATGTTACTAGTGCCTTGCACCCCATTACAGATGATAGGCGGCAGTTCGTAAACCTCCGTAAACCTGTACCCGACGGTCATGGTGGGTGGCAACCTGAGGTTGTCAATGTCAACCCCGACTTGTGGGTTATGTGTACATATAATCCCGGCTACTCCGGCATGTCCAAAACCAATGAGGCATTTGCTAACCGCTTTGAGTGGTTGCAATGGGATTACGACGAGGAAGTCGAAGCCAAACTCATCAAGTCTCCTGCTATTCGCATGTTGGGTCAGGCTCTGCGCCTCGCCCGTGAGACACGTGCCATCACCACCCCCGTCGGTACATCTGCACTCCAGCGTCTGGAGCGCAACCTTATCAACGTAAGCACCGAGTATGCCCTGTGGGCATTCATGGGTCAGTTTACCTCTAAGACTGAGAAGTCTAAGGTGGATGCAATCCTGACTGATCGTGGTATCAAGGGCCTGCTGGAGGCAGAGTTCAATCCTCCCGAGGTCAATACCGACGTTGTCGATGACGATACAAACAACTATGCCCCAGATACACAAATTATCTAAGGAGAAATAATGGCACAACGTAAAAAGACAAACCCGGCGGTTCTTAATGCTCGTCGTCGTTGGAAGAACGACATGACTAAGCAGCGGAAGTACGCCGATGAGCATGCAGCAGCCGTTGCTCGTCAACAGTTGATGTATCGTGACAATAAGGGTCCGGGTAACGACATCCAGAATGCCATTGTGTATGCGACTGCCCAACTGGGTCGTGCTGTTGTTGACAGTATGGATATCAAGATGCCTATCAACATCTCGTTTAGCCATAGGACTCAGGCGTACACCGATTGGAAATCTATCGTCATCAAGATCCAGAAAAAGATCTATGATCCCGATGATCTGCCCCAAATCAAGAACCTTATTAGTTTCGTAAAGGGTTTGATTTACCATGAGGTTGGACACCTCAGGTACACAGTACCATTGAAGAAACTTATGGAGGATGTCAATGTTGATTACACAACATTGCCATCACAAGATTTTGAGTGGATCCGTAGAGCGTGGAATGCTATGGAGGACCAACGCATGGAGTGTGCGATGGTTCGTGAATCAGCGATTATGCGTAACTACTTTGCAGTCATCGTAACTGACTTTGTAATCATGTCTAGCGAAATCAGTTGGCCGCTGGTTGCAGGTAGGACGTACTTACCTAAGAAGTTACTGGACTCCATCCGAATGTATGCACAAGAAACTACGGGGAACAGTGACCCTAGTCTTATTTCGGATACCAGTGCCGTCATTGCAAAGTACAAGCGGGCTGATAACCCCCAAGATATGTACGCACAAGTGCTTGCTTTTGTAGACATTCTTAAACGATGGGGCAAACTAGGGGTCACCGGAAGCGATCCCCGTGGGGACCACGTAGAGCAACCTGAGGGGATTCCCGATAACGATCCCACTAATGAGGGGGCTGACGTAGACTATCGTCAAAAGTATCAAAAAGCAGCCAACACCTCTGATGAAGAAGAAGCAGAAGCAGAAGCAGAAGACGGTGAGCAGGGTGAGCAGGGTGAGCAACCTGCCAACCCGGCCAACGGCACTGATGATGAAAGTAATGATGGTAACGGGAACGACGGTGATGAGGATGACTCTGATTCAGAGATAGTGAGAACCAATGAGGACCGTGGTCTGGTCAACAAGAATAACGATGCAGAACAAGACGACAAGACTTCTCGTGGTTCTTCTCATTCTAACGAGACACCTGCTCCTGTGCCTAAGCCAACGTATGAGGACCTTATCAAGTCACTCAAAGATGCCAGCAAAGAAATAATCAAGGATGCATTGAGTGGTAATGAGCAAACGGTAAAAGACTTTATCTCAACGGTCAATGACGAGTTGCGTAGGGACATGCCGCACAATATTGAGACGGCACCGCTAGAGCATGATGACTTAGTTGTTGCTGATGAAGTACATCGTGGAATAATGCAGGCACTAGAAACACTTGCAGTACAAAATGAACCAACGTGGCAGTTCAGACAGGAGCAGGGTATCCTTGACCCGTCTGCGTACTCTCTACGTGAACCCGGTGATACCGATTACTGGATCGGTAAGGACGGAGATGGAAGCAAGGGATTCGACCTTGCAGTAAGCATCATGCTGGATACATCAGCCAGTATGTTGTTGCATTGGTGCGTATATAATGGTATCTCTGCATATGCTATCCGTAAGGCATGTGATGAGTTGAACATTCCTTGTACCGTAACTACGTTCTCCGATGATGGGCGGGCGTTGTGGCGAAGCGATGAACCAATCACCGAAGTGTATCCATATCCAACTGCTGGTACGCATCCACTGGATAACTTTGAAGCACTAGATGATGAACGCATGGGTAAGGGTCGTCATCTTGTTGTTGTGCTTACAGACGGACAATGGTCTGGAATTCATTCCGTGGCACAATACTATGCACCCGGAAGATACTTCTTGCTTGTATCTCTGGGGAACGGGTTACGACAGTACCTAGAGGCACTCAATCCGCACAGCGTGGTTGAGATTAGTAGTCCAAAACATTTGCCAGAGCATGTTACCCGTGCGCTGGCTGGGTTCCTTGCGTAAACACATTGACTGGGCAGCGGTGCAAACGTGCCGCTGTCCAGTCACATACCTATAAAGGAAAACAAAATGACTGATTACATTCCTACAAACTTTGATTACGTAATTGATTCACGTGATGTCATTGAGGCCATCAGAGTAATGGATAATGGGGGCATTGATGATTGTGCGGATGATCTTGCTGACCTCAAAGAACTCAATCGACAAGGAGAAGAGGCTTCTCCAGATTGGTCTTATGGGGCCACACTTATCCGTGACACATACTTCACAGCGTACGCTGAAGAGTTGGCGAACGACTGTGGTCTGATTAGAGATAACGCTGGTTGGCCTTACCAACATATTGATTGGGAGATGGCCGCAAGAGATCTACAAATTGACTACACACCAGTAGGTTTTGCTGGTGTCACGTACTGGGTTAGGTGACAAAACAATGCGATATAGAAATATCAACAGCATGCCCGGTCCCGGTGATTTCTACACACGGGAAGAGTTAGATGATGGCCGTTGTGAAGATTGCGGCTACGAGGACTGTACATATTACTGTGAGTGTGAAATTTGTTTGCCAACTTGTTGCACCTTTTGCGACAATAGGTCAAAAGATTGGGAACACGCTTACTCTGAGTTTGATCCTGAATATGCAGTAGATGACTTTCCTGTTTGTAATGAGTGTTTTCAAGGTCTAATGAAAGAACGTGAGGAAAACAAAGAATGAATAACAAAGTTGAGCATGTTGATTGGCTACATTCCCTTATGCAAGAGTTAGAAAATAATGATATTGAGTTGCCTATCGGTGACTATTATTCCGTATATGAGGTGCTTGAGTCTTTGCGTGAGCATCTGCTAAACACTGAAATAGACCCACTTGACGTTGTTTCGTTAGGCGAAACACTGTACGAAATCTACGAGAAAGACGGCAAATCTGGTGTATATGCATATGTTAATGCTCATTACCCAGATTGGGCTTGGGGTTACTGTTGGCTTTGTGACTGTGAGTCACCGGCTATGCCAGACGGTTACTGCGCCGTTTGTTGGGGTGAAAAAGTACAACTGGAAAATGGAGAAACAAACTGAAATGATTAAAGAGTATGAAGAAGAACTTGGAGAGTGTGACTCTTGTGGATCAACATACGTTATTGGTTCCGATGATCACTGCGGGGAATGCGGTTGTTGTTGGGGCCATTGTTGGCATGTAGAAAAGATGGAGGATGAGTAATGGGTGCTGATTTTATTGGAGGCTATGTACACGTAGCCAAGACCAGACAAAAAGCGTACGATGCATTGGAAGCAATTGATGCATCTCGTATCGCCATGCATTTGATAAACGCTGGCCTCAGCGTAGAAGAGACTGAGTACACGGTACGAGAACAGGCGTTCGATTATGTAAACATGGTCTACGATGCTTACGAAGGTTACCGTCGTGATGGGGACGTATGGATCATTGATGATAAAACGTATGTCGTCACAGGTGGCATGTCATGGGGTGATTCACCAACCGAATTATGGGACGCGGTAGTGGCGGTATCGGCATTAGGGATAACCCACTAATATGGTTTACATACATACAAACGAAAGGATAGCAAAATGACTACACGTTCAACAAGCATGGTTGTAAACGAAATTATGAAACTCATAGAAAACGAGGATGAGGCAATCCATCTATACCATGCTCTTGCTCAACATTTTGGATGGCAGGGAACATTTTGGACATTTGAAGATGTTGAGTCAGTCTGGCAGGATTGTTATGCCGATCAACAGATTCCCATGCCTTTGGATGTCTGGGAAGAGGTACAAAACAACTGGTACTGGCGTCGTGGGTTGGTAGAACGCATGAGCGAAGCAGGAAGTGACTTAGTATATGAAGCGGTTCGTGAAGTAGTGGAGGGTAAGTAATGGCAACACAACCACAGCGTAATTTGATTAACACGCTTGTCAGTGCTCGCAGAACGGCACTTGAAGCAAACCCGGAGTTTATGGATGAAATTGTTAAAGCCTTACCCGAGGATGTACATTGGAAAGAGGCTAGCAAAGTCATTGAACGACTCAAGACTCTACCTTGTGATGCACGAGCAGATGAAGACATTGATGCTGTTCGTGATCTTGTAAAGGATATCAAAGACACATGGCTTAGACTAACAGTTCCTGACATTATCAAACGATTTGACTCTGGCGGTGCGCTGTCTGACAAGCAACGAGAGGTACTCAGGAGAGGACTTGAAGACGCACTTAAAGCACCTCTTGAACAAGGCATTTACAAAATGAATGACGAGTATTACCGGGTAACTAAGACCAAGGCTGACCACCACAAGTTGGTTGCTCGCAAATTGGTAATGCGTTCTATGGGTGATCTTCGTTACTGTGAGTTTCATTACTCCAAAGATGCTTTGTATAAACTCACTCCTGACATGCGTGTGTCTGAAGAAGAGGCCCGTGCCTTTGGTCACAAATTCAAGTTGTGTTGCAATTGTGGTGAACCTATCGGGTATGGTGACAAGCGAGGAACCCTGATGTCCTACGCTGTTGGATACGGGCCGGTGTGTGCATCACGTAATAATTGGTCTTATCCCAAGAATGTTCAAGAAGCAATCGACATCTGTCACCGCCTCAATCTCACACACCCTTTACTCACTCTTGTTGATGCTGGTAAAAGCATTGACGAGGCTGAGGCAGAACTTAGTAATGAACAACAAGTAAACTAACCACCACGAAAGATTACTATGACAACATTTGATGAACTATTGGATCAGTTGAAGAAACCATCCAGTGCTAGTATTCCCAAACTACAGGTACCAGTACTGAACTTACCGCTTCTTCCATATCAAGAGGAAGCGGTGGGGTTTGCCCTCCAACGTGGAGAAACGTATCTAGCACTGGACATGGGTTTGGGAAAGACCGCATGTGCCATCGCTATTGCAGTAGCAGAAGTCGGTGCAGGAAATGCCCCGGTTGGCGTGTGCGTACCACCTAGTTTGAGAATCAACTGGGAACGGGAGTTTCTGAAGTTTGCTCCCCACATTCGTGTAAAAACGATTAAGGGAAATAAACCTTATGACGTAAGCGGTGCAGACGTTATCGTATTTGGCGATAGCGTATTGTCCTCTTGGGCTTGTGCGGATCCTCAGAAGAGAAGCCCCTACGATCTTCATGGAAAGATTAAGGCACTCATTGTCGATGAGGCTCATCGACACAAGAACAATTCAAGCAGGGCTAAGTCTTTAAGCAGTCTTGCAAAGACAGTGCGTGGAAGACGAGTACTGTTGTCTGGTACTCCCATACCCAACGGTAGAACGGTTGAAATTGTTAACCAACTAAATGTTTTGGGTGACAATGCTTGGGCGGCTATCGGTGGTATGGGTAAGTTTTGGCAATACTATGCACCAAAACAATCGTACGGTCGTGGCTCTGTAGACCTTGAGGGTCTTGGTGATGTAATGCGATCAACGTTCATGCTCAGGAAACGCCGTGACGAAGTACTAGACCTTCCAAACAAGGGACGTTCAGCGATCATTCTGGAGGGTCATGGTGATGGGATCCGTAAGTATATTGAGATTGAAAATGATCTCATTGCGTTCCTCCAGAAAGAGGGACGAGAATGGCGTGGTGCTGCCCGTAATGAGACATTGGTAAAACTGAATCTCATGAGGGCTGCTGCCGGTGAATCCAAGGTACGAGCACTTATTGAACACATCACTGACATGATGGATACACCGGGAGGTGTGTTCGTGGTGGCCGAACACAATCTAGTAATGGATAACCTCGTTATGGGATTATATAAGCACGGCGTTGTCTGTATTAGAGGTGGAATGTCTGACAATGACAAAGCGGAAGCTATGGATGCATTCAACACGGGAAGAGCACGTATATTGGTTGGCCAAATTACGTCTGCCGGTACCGGTTTTACATTGCATGGCAACGGACTAAATCACCGTGTTGTAATCGCTCAGATACCTTGGACACCTGCTGAACTTCGTCAGGCAGAAGACAGGCTGCATCGAATTGGGCAGACACACGATGTAACCGTTGAGGTGGCATTGTGTCATATCGAAAACAAACTTACCATTGATGAACGCTTGTGGAGTGTTTTGGAAAGCAAAGCATTTGATACAGGCCGTCTTATTGATGGTATGGGTGAGTACTTACTCAGTGAGGTTCAGGAGAGCATTATTGACTCGTATCGCTAGTTGTTGTATAACCTACGCCACGCCGCAAACGTGGCTCAGTCCAAAAAGGAATACCAATGGAAAACAAAACTGTATGGGTTTGTGATACGTGTGGAAGTGACGCTGTTTACTTTGATGCATATGTAAATGTAAATGACATCCAAGACATCCGAGTGTTTGATTACACAATGTGTGATGTTTGTGGTGGAGAAACAACCATTAGAGAAATTAACGTAGAAGAAATGGATACATGCAAATGACAATCACCAAGAAGCAAGAAAAAGTGCTTGACAAGTACCTCTCTCTGCGAGAAGAATATGAAATGCTCAAGCAAATCATGGAAGAAACAGAGGATGAAATCAAAAACATTCTCCGAGAGATTGATGGACACACCGTTAAGTGGGGCGGTCATCAATTTACACTGGTTGAAGCGGAACGTAGGTCGTTCGATGCTTCAGCACTCAAAGAGTTAGTTAGTAACTCCGTGTTTAGAAAAGTTACAGAACCGGTGGTTAAAACAACACTCATTGACGCTGCTGTTAAAATTGGTACGATTCAACCAGAGGTAGTAGATGCTATTACTTCTATTACACCTTACACACAACTGAGGGTAAAGTGACTAAAAACGCAGTAACGTGGGTATGTACCGTGTGTTCAAACAAAGTGACCACATTGGTAACGCTCTCAGAACCTCCCGTCTGTAATAACAACCATCTTCGTGGTGGGAGAGTAATGAAGAAAGTACAGGAAACCAATAGTGAGGAACAAAACAATGAATAATAAGGTTAGCATTGAGGATGTAATGGCTTGGTTGCAGTCAAAACACACTACAATGTGGGGCGGTAACGGTTGGACTGTCACGAAAGAAGATACTTGTAGACAGGCTGCTGACTGGTTTGTATCTCAAATCAATGACCTATACGATTGGAAGAACAATGCACAATGATACCCACAGTGCTGTTGAGGAAATCAAACGCCTCAGAAAGATTAACAAGCAACTACGAAACATCGTAATGAATGCTAATGATCCCCACAGCAATGATTGCTACGGAGTTCTAGTCGATGATCCTACACCGGTATGCACGTGTGGGTATGACGACGTAGTTCGTGACTCAATAATGGTAACTACGGAATGTGATGACTGTGATCCTAAACTTGTCGATTTCCTAGCCGCATCCCTTACCGACGTTATTGGTAAGCATGTTCCAGAGAACGAGCAGAATAATTGGAATAACGTACTGCTTATGTACATTAACTACAAAGAAGGAAATAAAAACAATGAGTAATACCACGGTATTAGTGACCGGGGCTTCGGGATTCGTGGGACACCACGTCGTGGAGCACCTTTTGGAGAACACCGATTGGGACGTAATAGGAACGTATACATATCAACATCGTGGTGATCCGTGGAGGTTGAAGCACCTAGCAGACAACCCTCGTCTAAAGTTGGTTCGCATGGATTGCGCTGCCCCGTTTGGATCACTTAGTGATGCCTTTGATAATGTAACAGTTGATTATGTGCTGCATATTGCTGCCGACTCACATGTTGATCGCAGCATCACTGATCCAGTTCCTTTCATCCGCAACAATGTTGACCTTACGTTGTTCACTTTGGAGTGGGCACGACAAGCCAAGCCGAAACTGTTCATACAGTTCAGCACTGATGAGGTATATGGCCCTGCACCAGCAGGTGTGCAACATGAGGAATGGTCGCCAATCGTTCCTAGCAATCCTTACAGTGCTAGTAAGGCGGCACAGGAAGCAATCGCCATTTCTTACTGGCGCACCTATGACATTCCACTCATTATCACTAACACCATGAACGTCATTGGAGAGCGTCAGGACGTTGAGAAGTTCGTGCCGATGCTCATTCGTGGCGCACAGACTGGTGAAAGCGTTACGATTCATGCGGATGATGAGGAACGACCCGGTAGCAGATACTACATCCACGCACGTAATGTGGCTGATGCTCTCTTATTTATTATCAATAAGTATAAGGATGAAGACATCCTCTATCGTGAGCGTCTTCGTGATAAACCTCCTCGCTTCAATGTCGTTGGAGAGATGGAGATGGACAACCTTACGATGGCGTTCAAGGTTGCTGATGCTGTTGGAAAGACGCTTAACTATAAACTAGTAAACTTTCACGCTGCACGTCCCGGCCATGACCGCAGGTATGCACTAGATGGTGCTAAGTTAGCCAACCTCGGATGGGTACCTCCGGTAGACATTGATACGTCTATTCGTCGCACCGTAAATTGGGAACTTAATAACAGGTGGAAAGACAATGATTAAAACAGTTTCTCAGTATCAATACGAGTATTGGGAATTCCTAAAGGATAGGGGATGGAAGATGATTCCGTCCCCTATCTCTTTGGGCACTGCCAATACGGATCTAAACAAAAAAACTATAAACGTAAGACCATCAGTGTTTGCACAACCCTCTATAAGAGTAGTACGGTATGTCATACCTCACGAGATTTGGCATGCTCTACATGGAGAACTTTTAGATTACATGTGCATGACACTCCGCACGCAACGACGGTTGACTGCAAAATCAGCAATTGAGGTGGTTGCCGATAGTGGATGTTTGTTTATGGATGATTCACGAGCCATGAATACATGGGTACGGTCTTCCGTTATGTGGCATGGTCGGGTAGGGTATAGATACTCAATGTCAGACGTACGTTCAAAAGAAGCACTGGATCTAGTAAACATGTTGGATGCGGAGGCCCGCCGTGGCTGATTTTGAATATACAATTCATGGACCAATGTGGCAATATAAGTGTGAAAGTTGTCATGCTATGGGCGATTGCTGGGATACCGAGCAAGAAGCAATAGATGATATGAACGATCACGATTGTATAACATACTGGAAGAGCCGCATACCTCCCAGTGTTCTTGAAGAACTTATTAATCAAAGGAAACATGATGACTGAAAAGATAAACTTTGTTTATGAATGGGAGTATGGTGAGGATACAGGTACCTATTTATGCGTAGGTCAGGTATTCATTCTTGGAGTTCAGTACACCGAAGAGTATGGTGGATACTGGTCGATGTGTTGGGATAACGAACCATCAGACCCACGTTGGGGAGAACAACAGTTAGAAATCTCTTCAGAAGCAATACACCCAACCATTGACCAAGCAATGGATTGGTGCGAAGAAATGGATATGAAAGAAGCCGACTACGACGCTGCTCAGTTTGAGCAGTAAAAGAAAGAATAACCATGATTAAGGATTCCTATAGCAACCCACCATTTTACAAGTACGACTGGGATTTAGTTATGTGGGCAAACCCATTGCCAAATGACTTGGTCGCCTTGTACGAACTATGTGAAAGCGTAAGAGTTACGTTTACCAAACACCTTCGTGTACTTCTAGAGAACGGTGGAAACCTAGACGATGCCCCACCGTGGCGGCAGTGGTTGTGGGACTTTGCAGTTGTTAAGTCACAATTCACACAAGAAGAAGAATTTGAAGAAGGTACTTACTTGGCATTCCTAGACTTTGAAAATATTGGTAAGTACGTACACGATGATCGAATGTTTGAGTCTATGACAGAAGAAGAAATGGAAGAACATTTTGAAATGTTAAACAGAGTAGAGGACATGCTGAATGAGATCATGAACAATGACGCATATGCGAAATCTCTGCTTAATGTACAAAAACGTTCTGAGGAAATTGATGAACTAAACGAGTTGTTTAACTCTTCAGGAAGTGGAGATACCGAATGAACGACGACAACATAAGCCAACTGGTGGATGAGATCATCAACGGAATAAAGGGTCAGAGCATTGTGTCTTCTATAGAGATGGTTGACGCACTTCTTGATATCAGGAATGCCGCTGTGTCAATGGAGCAGGAACTTCAGCAACTACTGGACGCAAACAAACCGCAAACGTGTGGCTGTCCAGAATGAAGAAACTATGCAGTGGACCAGTTTGTAATAGAGAAGTCGCTGCCAAAGGATTGTGTTCTGCACACTATAAACAAATGCAACGGCACGGAAGACTCTCTGTTATTGAAGAATTTGATTCCGAGGAAGACCGGTTCTGGTCACATATAGATAAACGAAGAGATAGTGGTTGTTGGGTATGGACAGGACCAATTGATAAAGGTTACGGTAGGCTTTACCATAACGGAAAAGCCTACCAAGCGCACAGGTGGTCATACGAGCAACACAAACATGTGTCACTCACCAAGAAAGATACACTAGACCACTTGTGTCGAAATACACTCTGTTGCAACCCAGAACATCTAGAAAAGGTTTCTCTCATTGAGAATATTGAGAGACAACACCTGTATCATGCTTTGGTCGCTGAGAATGAAAGACTGCGTGATTTCATTGCAAGTTTGGGATACGATCCAGATAACTTACTCAAAAAGGATGACTAATTGTGCAAACATTTCTAACACACGTACCGGTGTGGGTAGATTTCAGAACAACAGCAAGCACTCTTGATTATCGGCGGCTAGGAAAACAAAGGGTGGAGGGTCTTCAAATCCTTAATACACTCACCGGTCGTTCCACAGGATGGCGTAACCATCCAGCAGTCCGTATGTGGGTAGGGCACGAAGAAGTACTTGCTCACTACGTTATGGACATCTGCCGTGAGTGGATAGGACTGGGATACAAAGACACAGTTATGGGAAAAGTAAAAGATATGTTTCCCATGCTTTCCTATGCTTCCCAACTGGTTGTTCCAGATTGGTTGACTGAGGATCTTGTTATCTCGCACAGATCCAACCTAGTTCGTAAGTTTCCAGAGCATTACGGGCCTTTGTGGCCCACCGTACCAAATGATCTACCATACATCTGGCCAAAGTAGGACAAAATGAACGATAAAGATATTGTACTTCCTATCCTCAAGTGGGAAGGAAGAAGAGGTTGGAAAGAAGAAGCAGCGTGCCGTGGCCTTTCTACTGAACTCTTCTTTAGAAAGAAGCCAACCTATGCACTCATTGATAGGTGTAACAAATGCCCGGTACGTCTAGAGTGTCTTGAATACGCTATTAGAAACGACTTAACCAGTGGCATCTTTGGTGGTTTGAACATGCAGCAGAGGGAAGGTATGACCGTTGAAGATATCAAAGTCGGATGACCGTTGGATGAGGCTTGCCATCAAGCAGGCTCAATGGGCACCACATGACAAGTGGCGGGTTGGAGCCGTGCTGGTGAGGGGAGGTTCCGTCATCAGCACGGGTTACAACCGGTATAGAAACCACCCGGCGCAAGTAAATCTAGAGGGAATCTCTTACCACGCTGAGGAAGCCTGCATCATGAAGGCAGGCGACCCACACGGCGCTACTATCTATGTAGCCCGTATTACCAAGAGTGGACTTCTTGGGATGGCAAAGCCTTGTGTAAGGTGCCAAGAACTACTTCTCAGTAATGGAGTTCGTGCTGTGGTTTACACCACACCTACGGAAATCATAAAACTGAGATCTTTGTACGAATTAGATGTTTGATAGGATGTCTATCCATCTGCGTGCCCCAACGGACACATCTCTTTGTTGTACTCGTTCCCAGTTTTGCAAACTCTCATCACGGCGAACACTGTAATTTTGTAACGCCTTTAGGTGCTTAAGCCAATCGGACGGATGTTTGGCTACACGACCAATGCCGTATGTCTTGTTTAGAGATATGTAAGAGTCTAGGTTTTGAGCGACAAAGGGGATGCCTGCGGCAGCGTACTCTAAACCTTTTATGTAACTCTTTGCTTGGTTGAACGGTACGTTACTCAAAGGAACTATACCTACATCCATAGTCAATGCTGATGGGTATAGATCAGCAGGAAGTAATCCTACTTTGTGAACTGATTCTTCCTCAACTCCGATAGTTTTGGCAAACGAGTCATGAACATCAGCATGACCAACATGCATTAGGGAGTATTGACCGTTTCGTTGCACTTGTTTGAGTACGGAGGCGACTGTCTCTAAATCACCACTTCTGTGGGCTGTAGAACCGGCCCATCCTAAAACAGGAACCGCTACATCTTCGTGAGTCTTCTTGGTAAACCGACTAATATCTACTGTGTTCTCAATCAGTACTATCGGTGCTTTTACAAATGAAGAAACCCTATCAGCAAGATAGGGTGTACTAACAGTAACTATATCTGAGTTGGACAGAATACCGCGGTAATGGTTAATGTTCTCTTTTATATTGTACTTAGGGTGAGATAACTTCCAAGCAGCATTTCTAGTGCTGAGTCCCCAGTACCAGTCATCTAAGTCATTTATTATCTTCTGACCATTAGCACGAGCCATTTTAATATGGCGAGCCAACCCATCGTGCATCAAGCGTTGCAATATGAGTACGTCTGGAACGTGATCGTTACCATCGTCGTCCGTGATTATAAAGCAAGAGTTTTTCCATGTTGGAAAACCTACTACTACTTTATATGGCATAAAGAACAGGTATTGACCTATGCGTATCCAGCCGCTTCCCCCCCAGTAAGCCTTGCCATCAGCAGACTTACTGGAGGGAATGCGATCAGCCGAGGCAATGCCTAGGATCATGCAGACTGCTCGTTACGCTTCTTACGACGAACCCAGTTATTAGCAAACTTGGAGATGTCAGTTGCATCCCACAGTGGAGTAGCAGCCAGAGTGCGAATTGGCTGAGGGAAGTCCTTGCGCTTACGCAGTGTGTAAATCTGCTGCTTCGGGCACTGAAGGATAGCCGCTACCTCAGCAGTGCCGATAATGCTTTCAATGTTTACAAGAGTGTTTGAATCCATGTTATTCACCTCTGAAAATGTCGAAAATGAGTTTGTCGATGTCAAAGTGTTGTCCATTTTTTGGTACCTTTTCAATGTCTATTGTTGTTGTTTTTTCTGCTTCTGCATTGAAGCATTTTTCGCATGAGCATCCGAGTCTATAACGCTCTCGTGTGCCGTGAGGAACTTTACTGGGATTCTTACGGTCTTGGGGAGAAGTACCTCCCCAACAACCCCATCGTTCATCACTTTTTATTGCGCTTTCTATACAGTACTCCCATACAGGACAGTTTGTACAGACTTGTTTAGAAATACTGTAGTACGAATTTGGATCTTTTAGTTCAAGGGGTGGGTAGAACAAGTCTATGTGTATGTCTTTACATGCAGCCTTGTCTAACCAATCCATTTAACTACTTCGTACCACACAGTCATAACCACACGCTGCATACCCGGCTTTATCAGCCCACGTGTCTTGTTTGTTAGGGTCCCAAGCAAGGCGAGAATCCTTGAGTTGACCCATCATAATAGCGACATCATGTGTATCCAACACGGTGTCAATGATGTCCCAAACCTCTTCGTCAATGCTGTATCCCAAAACATGGAGTTTGCGACGAAGAACACCGCCGACATGCGTTGACCAATAAGTGGCAGTACGTCGGAAGTCATCATTTGGATCACCGTACTGGACATTGCGGTCACCATTTACCAACCCCGTTGCCATTTCTAGCAAGTGTGTGCGATGGTTAGTGATTTCTTCGTCTTCCATATAGTGTTCTGTTCCTGACATGATACCTTCGTACGTTCCCATAAACAACTCGTAAGCAAGTTCTGGGGAAAACCCAACTTGTGAACCACTACGAATATGATCTGCTTCCCACAAGTAGGTAGCCCGGTCTGCGTGATGGATGACCTCTGGGTGTGGATAGATACCACCAAACTTTTGATGAATTATCTTCATTACCGATTCTTCAATTGGCTTAAAGACAGCCTCCATTTGAGGAAGACGTTTTAGTGGACGCATCATGTCGCCAACGTATGCTTCTGCTGCGTCATGTAGCAGACCAGTTAGTACGATGTCATCACTATACCCCTGTTCATTCAACCACCACGCCACTCTTACACTGTGCTCTGCAACTGAGTAAAAGTTAGGCAAGTGACCATTGAACCTACAGATATTGGAGAGACTGGTAGCGATGTCCTCCATAGTTAGCATGTCTGGTTCAATGTTAATAATATCGGCATAGTTTCCTGTGGCTGTCTCAATGGTGCCGACCCATTCCCACTTGGCTTCGTTTGTTGTATCAGTAATCATTTTGTGAGTCTCCGTAGACGTACGTTTTTGCCGTGCGGTATAGGTGGTCTACACCTGCTTCTGTAATACACCACTTGTCTTCTACTTTTGTAATGAACCCCCACTTTTTAAGGAGATTCATAGACTGGCTTGTAGATTTGCGGTTAGAGAAGAGGACAGAAATGCTCTCCATATCTTCAACGGTGAATGGCTTTTTAAACATCTTAGCGACAAGAAGTGCCACATGCGTTCGGCTGTTTGGTTTGTATTTCTGATCCAGCACTTTATTTTTCATGGTACCCAGTATGTCAGTAAGCACAACTATCAGTCAAGATTTATCACATCTTGTATAAAACGATCTGTATGTTTTCGATCTAATCCCCCACCGGGTAATTGCCGTGCCGTTTCTCCTGCCTTGGAACCAAACAACCGTGATAAAACCCCGCTACTTGCTCGTGCTTCTACCTCAAGTCTTACCATATCCCTAGTATCTGATATGTTTTTAAACTTATCAATAAGGCTGAACAATCTGTCCATCTCGGATGACAGGGCTGGATCCAATCCCTGCCCTTCCAGTTCTTCAGCGAACCGGGCGAACAAAACACGACTTGCTTGCATCTCAATCATGGCTTGAAGCGTGGCCATGAGTTGGTCTTTAGTACGTATCTCCACGGGGAGTTTGTACCCACAATCTGAATGTTCCTTGAATGCAGGGCAACGGGAGGACAGATAGCAATTATCGCACTGACGCACAGGGCTTGAGTTGTAGCGTATAACAGGCACCTCTTGGGGATCAATTTCTATTGATTCTCCCTGCTCAGTATCAGTAAATGAACCTGCTGTAACGATACGTTCTATACCCATTACCGGTAGCAATAAGCGTTCTTCGTCGTGCCGCTTTTCTAATGGGGCGATAGTAATACTTGACCTACGAGAATCCACAGGAAGGCGGGTATCTATTTCTTGGTCGATAGTAATTATCTCATCCCCAAACGTGTCACTAAACTCATCCTCATCGTCACCGTTTTCGGGGTCATAGGCCGAAAGGTTGCGTACTTCGTATTGTTGCCACGACTTTATGGCAAGACTACCTATGGTGCTTACGTTGTCTTCTAACACCTCGTTATAGTCGATACCAAGTCGTATAATATCTGCTCTATGCTTTTTTCTACTGGATTCTTTTTGCTGGGCTGGATACCGTCGAAGACCGTGACCATCCCATACTTGGGTTTCACCGTAACGGATGGTACTTGTCCACGATGTGACCACGACGGCTTCCCAAGGGAGAGCCTCTATGATCTCAACCTTACTTGTCAGTCCGATGAGTACTGCTCCCCAGCGTTGAGAGAGCGACCTAATTCTTGGTAATGTTTTTGAATTAATCGCTTTATCAGATATGGCCACCCGTCCATACCGCTGGCAGATGTATGCCAACCTCTCTAAATCTTGATCATCAGACCATACGGGAACATACTTTTCCCCTAGCCAATCGCCATCCATATCTGGTCGCCCTATTACAATGTCTATATTGTCGGCGTGTTCCCGTATGAAATCGGAATACCGGTTTACGTCCTCGTCACCTTCTGAGGTGTACACGAGAATGGAAGATGATCCAAAAGTTCCAGTTATAGTGAATTCTTTAATCTTTGGTATTGCTAGTTGGGTTATGTTTACAGCGATGTTTTCTACATTATTGTGAGAAAGCAGACTCCTGTGCGAACCCTTTTCTCCACCACCTAGATAGACTCTCATTCTACCTCTCTCCAGTTTTTATCAGAGGCTTTCATGGCCTGATCATCAAGTTCTTTGGTGAGAGTGTCCCATGTTTTGAGTTCTCTAGTACCTGCCCACTCCGGTCTAATTATGTAAGGAGAGGCAACTAGGAGGGTAGGGATACCGCGTTTGAGGGTTTCAGCACATACTCGGGCATCGTTATCAACGTACCATTTTGCTCTGCCCCAAATTCCAGATATTGTATGTATTCTCTCAGCCCTTAATACAGGGTCTTTAAAATCTATAAACTCGTACATTGCGGCTTTAAAAGACTCACGACGCAACCATTGTTCAAAGAGTTCTTTGTCATAATCCTGATTGACTATAAGACAGATACGTCCCAGTTCTTTATCATGGAACATGTTCCAGATGGAACGACCATCGGAGTCTGGTTGACGTTGGCCTATTTGATCAGCCGGTTTAGCAATAACGTCAAAGTTAAAAATAATCATCAGGCATACATGCCCTTAGCCTTGCGGTTCTTATGAATAACATAAGCACTTGCTGGGCAGTAATGGCATAGGTACTGACGATTCTCTTTAGGAACACCAATACGCCTACCGATAGTCTTAGAATCGTCTTCATAGTCTGGACAATTGTTACTAGGGCGATTGTGTCTGTTAAAGCAACTGAGTGCTTCTACTTTCAAATCCTGCCGCAGTTCACGAATATCCCACTCGTTCTTCATAAGTTCATTACGAACCTGTGTTTCGTCCCCCAACTTATCCCAAGTTTCCTGATCGCAGCGGAAAATAAGACCTTTGTGGGCCTCTGGGTTAGGGTCTTTAGACTGGTGTAGGTGTCGATTGATAAGTTCAATCAACTCCATGTCATACTCAGCAGGACCGTCGTAGTCATGCATACGAAACATAACACCACATGATTTACAGGCTAGAAGCCTAGGCATTTTGTACTCCCTATTTATTTGTTATTAGTATCCGTACGTTCCCGAACCAGAAGAAATCTTTCCTAAAAGACCACGCTCGCTGTCGGTAATTCCATATTGTTGCTGTAGCGTAGCATACCGCTCGTACAAATCGTGCAGTTCTACTGAACCTCCCCTATCTGGGGATAGGTTTTTACAACACCCATCGTGGATGCCAGCCTGTAAATCTTCATTCATGGAACGTGTGTTGTTTACTGCCATCACATATCCTTACTCGTTGGGGGGTTTTCTTTATCTTTGGCGGTGTTACGCTTACGCGCTATGCCTGCGTCACTACGCGTCTTTTTTGTATCATCAGCATTCGTCTTTTGTTCTTGTGGACTATCCTCAAGAAACGCTTGCATAGGCGATATTTGAGGACCACGTGGATAGACACTAACTGGTGCTGGGGCCATCCGAGGACCGGGAGTAGGAGCCATAACATGACCTGCGGTCATCTTTGGTGTTGCTGTTACGTCGCGACCAATTATGTAACTAAGAACATGATTCTCATGTGCTTGTTTTTTTTGTGCTTGTACGCGTTCAGCCATTTCGTTAATTGCTGGTAAACCTTTATGTACTTGCTCTTGCATCTGCCTATCCCAAAGAACAGACGGCGGTGCGTCGGCTTCTATATCGCTATGTGGAGGAACGTAATACCAATCAACTTCCCAAGGGTGGTCATATTTGCCGCTCATCCACTCTTGGTCCTGTCGCATACGTTCTGCCAAGCGTCGTTTATGTTGTTTAACATTTGAACGATTCTGTGCGTATGCTCCAAGCAATGATCCTACAGTCTCACTAGGGGTTAGACGACTGCGTGATGATGCTGGGGTGTGCATACGGCCTATTCCGTAGCCTTCATGCCAAGGGCGATTAAATGTGGGTGAAATAGGAGCGCGAGAGTATGGCATCCGTCTACTGGATACGGAACCGTGTGGCAATGTAGCACTAGTTTCTTGCACTAACTTCCTACCATAACCCTGATCTCTTAAAAGAGGGGTTGGTGATGTTTGAGTAATGCGGTATCTTGTACCAATAGATCCATAGTTATTTGGATCCTGCATTGTCATATATTCTTTTAATACTTCATCGGCTTTCATACTGCTGTCCTCATGACCATAGTGCGCCCATAGAGTACCGTCCACTACCCATATACTCGTCATCAGTAAAACTTGATTCCATTACTGGCATACCGGAGAGCCATGAACGGTTTGTTGCTACATACCGGTCTATATTCATAACGGTATTGATATCCAACACTTGCTTACTGAACCCCATTCGGGGTGGAAACGGATCCTGTGGATGCATGGGACGTAGTTGGCGAATCGTTTCTGGGTCGCTAGTAGCAGCCTCTAAGGCCCTGTCTACTTGAAACTCTTGAAAGGATTGCCACGGCTTTGGCATTTTATCAGAAGCGGCTTTCTTGGATACCGGCGTAGAATGAATAGGATTCTGGAATGCGTTGGTATGTAGCGTAAGGATCACCCACAGTGACTTTTGCGTCACCTAGGTACATTCCATAACTCATTCCTACATTAGAATCGTAGTTAAGTTCATTACCAAAGTTATCTTCATTCATAATCACTACCTCCAAGGTGGTGCTAGTGTTTTCAACATACTTCTACGTTGCTTGTCTATGATCTCTTTTTGAGGTCTGTCTGGACCACGCGGAATGCCACGTGGTCCAGACTTACCATCGTTGGTAAGCCGTACTGGTTCTGCTCCGGGTGGAGAAAACTTCTTTCCTTCAGACTCCAATTGTATACCAGTTAAGAGGTTAAATTCTTTAGGCCATACATAATCACCCGGATTTATTCGCTCTCCTTTATGCACGCCTCTGCTATACGAACGTTTGTTTTGGCGAGCAACAGCATCAAGCATTTTATCTTGACGGCGATTTGATGACATCGTACCAAGATAACCATCTGGATAAGATGTGTCTGGTGAGGCACCAAAGGCCGCTAACATCCTGTCTTTTGGACTACGAAAAGAAGGAGCGGGACCCAACAGGGGTGCGGTTTCTCCACTATAAGGATCGTACCCACCACTCCAGTTGTTAAATGTTTGCTGATTAGCCATTTATCGTGTCTGTCCTGAGGATTGACCAAAACTTGATAGCAGACCGCCCTGACCGCCACCCACATTGGAGATGGGTTTAATACTGTCAGCCTTCGTAGAAGTCTTCTTCTTCTTCGTACCTTTCTTTTTTGCGGTCGGCATTCTTTCGCTTCTTTCCACGTTGGTACATTTCGTTTACAGAGTAAGCGTAAGGATCAAAGTCGTCCTCTTCCCACTTATCATAATTTCTTAACTTTGTCATATCTTTATATTACTAGTTTATCACTCACGGACTACGGGTTTGAAAGACATCGCAGATATGGTGGAACCATCTTCTCCAGTTATGTCATCAAAACCAATCACATACACAACATCAATGCCGCGTGGGGCAACAAAACCACGAGCAATAGCACAAGCCTTAACTGCTTGGTTTACTGCGCTGGCCCCTATGGCTCGTATTCGCGGAGACTGGCCTGCTACAACGCTACGGGCAACAATAGAACCAACACTTTGTGGATTGCTGCTTCCAGAAACCTTGATAATATCTTCTGCATTTGTGTTTGTCATTTTATTCTCCTAAAGGCTCAAGTTATACAAACAACTTAAGTATTTTAGAAGAAACCACCTACCTTTAGTAGGTCAATAAGATCGTCAAGACGCATAACAGCATAATTATCACCAATGGCTGCTTTACCCTTACCAATGCGTTTAACAACAAGCACAGGAAGACCGTCACCCAGTCTGTCTGCCTGTTCTACTGTGGCGTTAAGCCAACCGCTAAGGTCATGAGACTTCTGGTTTTTACATTGTATAGCAACCTTCTTACCAGTAAGACCGTTGCGTATACCATTTATGTCACCAGTGTCTTCACCAGACTTGAGAGCGGTTCTATGTGCATCAAGAAAACCAGACTCGTTAAGGTAGTCCTTGATGAGGGTTTCAAACGAGGTTCCTTTTTGTTTCGCTTTATTAGCCACGGAAAGCCTCATCGTATGAATTAAGGACCGTATCCCATTCATCCTCAGTAACAAAACCAGACTCACTACGACGCATGACATCTACCGTACTGGTCAACATAGTACGCAGTCGTTCAATCTCATCGGCGGCTCTTGTAAGCAAATCTGAACCATACACTAAGACCTTAAACTGTGGAGCACGTGCCCTACACTCTTCTACAACATCACCGGGAAATGAAGGTTGTTGACTACGTGTTGACCGGTTGGCACAATAATCACAGGGCATAGGCCAACCGCAATAAGAACAAGTTTCTTTCATGGTGCCACTCTACCATGTGCTACCCATGCTTCGTATGTATGAGGCATTTTATTAGCGAAATGTAGTTCCACATCATTTGCATACTGCCTTATTTCTGCTTGAGCATTTTTATCAGTACGCAGTGATAAAAAGTTCATAAGACTTCTAGCGTTTACTGTCCAATAGAATTCAGTAAAAGTACCCATAGGCAAAACAGTTCGTGCTATCTCTTTAGCAACACCAATACTAAGTAAGTATTTGTACGTTCTATAGGAGTGATCATTTGCTTCGTAGATAGTGTCAGCCGCTTCTTTTTGAATATCATAAGGCAGTGGCTCAAAGACATAAGAACCCGGCTTTCCAACCTGTGTACGCACGGAAAGCACTTCAGGTACCCATGCTCCCGGTTCTACTTCTGTGTACCTAGCACTAAACTCATTAAACGAACCAATACGATGTCTGAACCACTCCCTTGCTACAAAGATAGGACAACGAACGTGGAAACGGAAAGCGTTATGTTCAAAGGGAGTACCGTGACGCTCTCTCATTAAAAATTCTATGAGTTTGACATCACCATCATCTAGATAACTTTTTTGTTTACCAAAGGATACTCGGGCTGAATTAACCACCGACAGGTCGTCAGCCATACATGCGTCAAGATGTACAAAAGTCATGCGTTAAACCTCAACCCTCTATTATCTCTTGGTGCTGCTGATATACGGCGGCTCAATTCCCGTGATAGCAATTGAGCACCTCGTTCGCACCTATCAAATACAGATTCAACTAACTTTCTGTAGGCACGGGCTTCAAGGTGAGTATTCTGCTGCGATACGACACGTGAGTCAATATCACGACGTGCCTTAGCAATAGTAACCCGGTCACCCTTGGCATCTGCACCCCACTGTTCGATTAGCACCTTTGCTTCTATCAATCGACAGTTATTGGCTTCTCTCTCTTCTGATACTTCTGCTAAAACCATATCGGCCTTAGCATATGAAACCCATGCCATAAACTTTGTGTACAACTCCATCAAGTCAGAGTCAGATAGGTCATCCAAGTATTGTGGCATCTCTGGAATATCATTATCTGGCTTGTCTGGGAGAGAGAATTTCATTGTGAATCGTTGTTCAGCATCTTGAACTGGATCGTTATTCCTGTGGAGTACTCTTGCCATTCCAACAGACCTCCTTGTAGGGACAGAATCTACAACCATTACACTTATCGTTGGTCGCCCATTCAGGACGTTCAGGAACTGTGTCACTCTCAAGATGCGACATGACTATTTTACAGTTATTAAGTACTTCGGTAATTTGCTCTGGTTGATACCGAACTTCAAACTCTTTTACCTGCTGTGTCGGTTTCCACTCATAGATAAATATGATCGTGTCAATCTTTCGACAGTGCATGTAAAGGTTGCCTTGTCGTAGATGAGAAGGAAATGGGGTCTTGATACTGTCCCAGAGTCCATCAATGGTTAATTCGTTGTTGGCGTATGCCTCATACAGAGAAGGCTTCTCCCAGCGAACGGTACCTACACCTACCGACTTAATCTCAATAAGGGCACGGCCTTTTTCATCCTCAATTTCACCATCAGCGTGCCCAATAATATGGTGCTCATCGTCACGCAAAGGAACTTCGCGATACCGAATACGCTTAGAAGAGCATAGAATGCACTCAGTTGGCGACTTTGCGTTCCACATGTTGTCGCACTCATCACAAGCCCAAACACCCCAAAGAACACCGGCATTGTGTAACCAGTTTTGCCATTTCCTGTGGATATTATTACCTTCTTCAAAAACATTGAGTCTGGAAAAGGAATAGTTTTCTTGAGCCTCTTGATACTTCTTTATCTTGTACCACGCACTGCGTGTGCAGAAATGACGCTTTGATAGTTCGCTAGGATGTAAGTAATTGGTATCCCTGTGTTGGTTTTTCTCACGATATTCCATCATGAGGGTTTTCTGAGCCAGAGGGATAACACGACCCTTAGTTTTCATTAACTTTTTGTAGTCTTTTAAATACCACGGCTGTGTCATTTATTAATTAAACTCACCACAACTGGTTTGTTTACTCTCCAATCAGTTCAAGAAAGTCATCTTCTATCAAGACTACATAGGATTTTAGATTGATATCAAACTGAAGTACAGGGATACGGCTCTCAAGAATGGATCTTTTTTCAAGATCTCTTAGATCAACGGCTTTTATAGTATACGATTTAACATTGTCAGTAAACTTGTTTTCAATAAGAAACATTTCTGAACGTACATCATTCTTACGAAGCCATCCAGAACCTGACCCGGCGTTGCGACTACCCTTGTACTTGTCAGCGGTTCGTTCTTCTTGTTTCTTGCTTTTCTTATTAATGTATTTGCGGTCGTTGCTACTGTCACCAATGATCATCGCAAGAAAACCTTTCTCGCCTCTTCAACAAGGGCATCCTTGAGATCTATCTCTGACCTCACAGCAGCGATAAGTGCATCCTTACCTTGCCACTTACTATCGTTATAGGAATAATAAGCACCAGCACGCTTAATAATATCTGTGGAAATACAGATGTTTACTACATCCTTAACGGTGTCATACTCTCCGAGTGAAAAGCCATTAGAATCTGCAAAGTAAAAGTCAACTACGGCAACCTGCTGAGGGCGGTAGGACTTGTTCTTCAAAGTACGGGCCTTGACAGTCTGTCCTACTGCTTCGTCCTTTTCTTTGAGCCACTCATCTCGCTTAACCTCAACGCGAGTGAAGTAGTGGAAATTCTTAGCCTTGCCACCGGGAGTTGTACGGTTGTCACCGTACATGACACCAATCTTCTCACGCCACTGGTTAATGATAAGACCTGTACATGGTCGATCTTCTTGAATAAGGGATCGCTTCTGGGCCTTTCCTGATTTGCGGAAGAACTTGCCAGTAAGACGAGCACCTAGACCCATAGTGAACTCGTCCATCATCTTCTCTGCCTCATCACCCGGAACAAGTGCAGGTAGTGAATCAATCACGATGCAGTCAACGGCACGGTTGTCCAGAGCACGGATAACGAGGTCAAAGGCATGCTCCATTACATTCGTCTCTACCACCCATAGGCGTTCTAGATCAACACCAATGGCCTTGGCATACTGCGGAACGTATTCCTCAGCAGCAATCCACATAGCACACCATTCCGGGTCAAGGGCTTGATTGGCGGCTATGGTCTTATAAGCCAAGGCTGTCTTACCACTGCTTTCATCGCCAATGATCTCTGACCATTGGTTTGCGGGCCAGCCACCACCAAGCATCAAGTCAAAAGCGAGAACACCTGTGGTAATCCGGGGTATTTCTTCTTTGACTTCACTGCCTCGTACAACAATGTCTTCACCGTACTTCTTATTAATAGAAGTAATAATATATTCAAGAGTCTCACGACTCTCATTTTTTGACACGTTAATCTCCTAATTATCCCCAGTTAGATTCGGTACCTTGGGTGTACAGACCTGTCCAACCACATTCAAAACAGCGTGGTGCTGGACTCTTTCCTTGAATTGTAGTGTTTCCGTTACGGGAAACACGGCTAAAAACATGCTGGCTTCCGCACTCCGGGCAATACATATTTCCCTCTTTACGTGCTGCTTCTCCACCCTTCCACAGACGTATTGCATCTCCCATGTGTATCTCTTCAGTAGGGGGACGCTCTTCATCAAGAACACGCGCCTGTGGTTGCTGCTGTTGCTGTGGGTACTGAATCTGATGACCAATGCGAATGGGTGGCGATACGGGTGGTACCGATGTGCGCGAAGACGGTGCTGGTGTATTTGGAGTGTTGGACAGTTTCCTTGCCCACCAATCGGATGCCATTATTCCTCTCCCATTATGAGTTTCTTTATGTCTATAGAAGACGTTCCTTTACCCATATTATCAAGGTAGTCAATGTGTTGGGAATCAAAAAGATGTATCAAAGTAGCGATGGCATATGACGTAACAAATACTCTAGACGCTTCCTCTTGTTCATCATTAAAGTTATTAACTTTAGAAGTTGTTTCTACTATCCAGTTAGCACACTTATGTATTTCATCAATAATACCTAGATCAAAAAGTACTAGCCATTTAGAAAGTACGTCCATAATTTCATGCTTTTGTACGTCTTCTGACGGTATTGAGAATCCAGAAAGGTGTGCCAGTTCCTGACCATTTGTAATAGAAAGAGAAAGATGAAAGTTTCTTTTTTCCAAAGATTCATTTCGTTCTATTGGTGCATCTTCCATCATTTTCCCTTTGCGTCAGACCAACTATGTGCGGAGTGGCAGGACACCTTGATAGGTATTCCCTCAATGACTGTCCCATCTCCCATCGCTTTTGTAAATATGGGAATCATATCAGCCACTTCCTCAGTAGGTACCATAACCACCAGTTCGTCGTGTACTTGCACCAACATCTTAGCATTTGTATTATTAAATGCTTCAAATACACCTATCATTGCTTTTTTACAAATATCAGCAGCGGATCCCTGAACCACGGCGTTAATAGCCTGTCTTTCTGCACGTGCTTTTAGAGACATATCTGATGATGTGATGTCTGGAAGCCTACGTCGTCTTCCAGAAATGGTACTCACATATCCTTGTCGGATGGCCGTGTGTATAACAGACTGTTTCCAAACGGTGATACCTTTAAACTGCTTGTAGTAGTTTTCGATCACAAACCTTGCATGATCTATAGAAACACCGGTGGTGTTTGCCAACTTAGTTGGTCCTCCACCATATGCTGTGAGGAAGTTAACACCTTTTCCCAGTTGTCTCTCTTCTGGAGTAACGTCTTTGGGATCCTTTTTCAGAATTAGGGCGGCGGCACCGGCATGGATGTCGGCACCAGTTTTAAAGAACTCGCTCATCTTTGGGTCGTGAGAAAACATGCACATTACACGCAACTCAATCTGATCATAGTCAGCAACTAACAGAGAGTAGCCGGGTGGTGCAACGAACAACTTACGAACACTACTGTCTCGTGGAATGTTTTGAAGGTTTGGGTTTGATGAGGACATACGTCCCGTTGTTGTCCTGTGGAGATGGAACGACGGGTGCAACTTTTGCTTATTAAGTTTTGTAAGAAGACTATCAACGTACGTTGATTTCATTTTCTTTGTTTCAGACCAATCAAGAAGCAAAGGAATGATTGGATGCTTTGCTTCCATAGCCCGTAGTGATTCCTCGTCAACGGAAGCAGCACCAGTTTTGGTTTGCTTACTTGACTTTAATCCTAAACCACCTTCTGATTTCTTAGAGAACAATAATTGTTGTTTATGTTTTGTGCTGTCTGGATTGAATCCGGGCGAAACGTAGGACAACATGGAAACAAGTAGATCATTTAGTTTCCCATCAAGTTCTTTGCCTAGTTTTGACATTGACCTTTTGTCTACATTGATCCCATTATTCTCCATATCCATAAGAACATGGAGAACTTGATTATCCTGTTCTAGACAAGCCACAAGGTCTGGCTTTGTCTTTATGCGATTCCACAGTTTTTTGTAGAGCAACCAAGTCCAACGGACATCTAGGTGTACGTACTCTGAGGCTTGAGCAAACGATACTTGATTAATTATCTTTCCAAGTTTTCCGTACCTGTGGTAGGGATCAAACCCGTCGAAGTTGTTGTGAAGCAATTTCTCCAAAGAGTAACCCGAAAGGTTTTCATCAAGGACGTGCTGCATGAGCATGGTGTCCATGTATGGACCGGGGGGTAGAGCATCGTAATACTTAGTAATAGATCTAGCATCAAACTTTACGTTGTGCCCGATCTTTAAAAGATCGCTAAAGAAAATTGTCTTCAATGTCTCAAAAACAACTGTCTTGTTTAGTTGTTCTGGTGGTTCGGTAAACTCGGCTGGTTTGTAGTACCGGGCTTTTGCCAGCGATTCCTTACCGCTTTTTAGGATGCTGCGATAACCCGGAGGTGGAACCGTACTACCATCACCACGTTCTTCTGGGGTGATTACCTTACCGTTCGGGTGACCCATAGGAATAGCCCATGATTTTCCATCAATGGCAATGCCTATCCAGAAAACCTCATTACGAAGGGGATCAAGTGCTAGTTGATTTTCCCACTTCGTTATTATTGTTTCTTTTGACCGTGCAAGTATGTCTGAACTAGTCGTTTTGAGACTCTTTTTATGTTCTTTCCACTCATCTTCAATGAGTGAAAGCACGTCCTGATGTCGTTCTACTAATCCGCGTGTCTCTACGTCAAAACAAAACCTACCTGCCTCTTGTACCTCTGCTACAACTTGCTGTAGTTGTTCAACTGTGTAAACGACAAGGGGGGCCGTATGGCCCCCCTCGTTGGGATCCCCCACCGACATGTTCAGTCGTCCAGTTCTTCCTTGGCGATATCAAGGAGTGTCTTGTATTCTGGAATTTGAATGATGGAAGCATCATACGCCTTTTTGCGTAGACGCTTAAGGTCGTCTTCGTCAAGAGGCTCTACGCTGTAGTCCTCTAGATCCCGATCCCTCAACATTTGATGGTTTGTTGATGAGCGAGCACCCTTACCACTACGAGAGATAGCCCAGTAGTGCTTTGTGAGAGGCCCTTGACGTGGATCGACAGAGAAGTTCTTCAACTGGTCAATAACACGTGCGCCAACCTCGTATGACTTAATGAGTGGCTCTTCATGGTCAACGAGAAGCGCAACATTGAAGTTAAAGCGGCTGGATGGCCGGTTACCAGCATCGCAAAGAGGACAACCCTTTGACGAGAGGTCAGCAATGCAGGTGAAAGACTTTTGTCCGGGTCGCTCAATCCAATGTTGGCGAAGGACGGCGTATGGCTCGTCTTCCAAAAACTTAACGATGACAGGATCGTCACCAACCTTAAGACGCTGTGCAAAAGAGGAATCAGAAGAGACTACAGATTCAACGGCACCCCAACCACGCTTAATGGTGCGTGGAGACGGGGGTGTATCGTCATCGTCGTCATCTACAACTTTGCTCTTTGTCTTTAGAGTTCCTACATCTTCTTGCTCGTCCGAATTATCTTCGGAGTACTTCTTTGCAGTTGCCCTGCGTACGGGCATTTCATCTTCGTCGTCGTCGTATCGTCCCATGATTATCCCTTTGTGTGTGTGTTGTTACTTTGTTGGCCAGTTGTTTTTGATGTGTTGTCTGAAACCATCCCAGTCACTGTGGGCTGGGTCATCTATCTTAAAGGATTCTGCCGCTGCAATCAAGAGTTCTAACTGTGCGACACTGTATAAACGGCGACCTTTGCTTGGTTTACCGGGAATCTGTTCTCCTGACGGAGCAGGAGTTCTGTAGGTTGCTTTAGGTATCCAACCTTGTGATTCCCACATTCGGATCGTTATCGCCTTGCGTCCCAATGCCTTCGCTAACTGTCCCACAGTGAACAACTCAATGTCAAGACCTGCTATGCGATACGTTTTTGGTTTTGCACCATTGAACAGATCTATGGCTGGTTTTTGTTTGTTGTTAACATTTCTGTTTTTAGGAGGAGTATTACCGGGCCAGTCGGGAAGATCTCCCAGCAATTCCATAGGGTCACGACTCATCTATGTATGCCTTCTTTTCAACAACCTTAAATGCCCACGTTACTTTTTCTTTATTAAAAGATTCAATGATAGGAGAGGCTTCTCTGTGCTCCCAAGCGTAAGCAAGCAGTTTATCTTCATCGACTACTTCTTTGAAGATCACGCGTTTTACATCATTAAAAATACCTTCTGACTTTGCCCACTGTTCCGCTGACTCTTCATCAAAGGATAGGGAGGAACGCCTTTCCTTTTTCAACTGCCTATTTCCTGCCGGGAGCCAGAGGTTTCCTTTTTCATCTGGTTGTCCCTGCTCATCGACAAGTCGTGTAAGAGCCTCTTTTAACTCATTCAGCCTAGTTGTAACCTTGTCCAACATAGATTTGGTATTTACATACTCTTCTGAGAGTCGCTCTATATCTTCTTTTGTGTACATGTTATGCCTCATATATTTGAAGAACGTAAAAAGGACGATAAGGTACTTAAGGTGATATCCATACCCCCACGTATGTCATGATGTTTACCATCAACAAACGCTTCATTTACAGATCGTTTATGTTGAAGCATGTCATATTGTCTTTCTTCAATACTTCCTTGCATCACAAACGTTGCAATAGTTACGTGTTCAAAGGTGGATGACAATCTGATAATCCTTGCTTCTCGTTGTTCTAGTTTGCCACTAGACCAAGGTAAGTCGTAAGATATTAAATAGTTTGCCATAGGTAGATCAACACCGTAACCACCGGCATCTGATGACAAAAACACTCTAACATGATCGTCTGTAGAAAACTTCTGTTTTGCCACATCTTTTTCATCTGAAGACATATCTCCAGTGAACTTTACGCATTGTGTTAGTTTGTTAAGACGTTGTTCTATGATGTCTAGATTCTTTTTAAAGAAAGAAAACAATACAACTTTATTATTTGGTTCTTCTGAAAGAATCTGTTCTACGTAATCAACCACTGCATCAAGTTTTGGGGTCGCTGTAGTAGTAACCATGCCCTTTTGAACAATTGAATGAGCATAAACACTGCCCGCTTTTGATCCTGTTTCTTCTAATTGTTTTGCAGAAACTCTGATGAGGTCTGGATTGTCACAGAGCATGCGGAGCACGGTAAGGCGGGACATTATTTCCCCTTGAGCCTCATTTGAGGATGGGTCGTTGTAGTGCTTCCATAAATTAAAGCCTGCACCGTGTTTAGATACTGCTTGCTGCAATTGGTGAAGAAGGTCAGAGGATATAGAACGGTATAAAGCAGCACCTTGTATATCAAAAGGAACCGGTATCACTTGATGAATAATCTTTGGAAGTTGATCGGCAATCTCTTCTCTTGTTTTTCGTATAAGACATTCCGTCAATGATTTATGTAATACGTTAAGATTTTTATACCGGGTGGGCCTGCCAAAGTGATCACGAACTATAAAGGTGCGATCAAACTCTCTGAAATTTCCCAGAACAGATGGGTCTACAAACTCCATAATACTAAACAACTCTTCAGGTTTATTCTCAATGGGTTGTCCAGTTAGTGCAAAACGATAGGGAACTGGTTTAGATAACTTTTTAAGAAACCTAGATCTCTTGCTTGAGCGAGATTTTAATAAGGTTGCTTCATCAATGACCAAGGATTGCCATGTGTAGTGCTTTAGTTTTAACACGTCGCGCATCAAAGATTCTGGATTTACGATTATGTATTTTGTTGAGATGGAAGTTTTCCATAAACGATCTCTAACAGACGGACTGCCATCTATAACAATTACATTAGAATCTGTAAACTTTTCTATTTCCCGTTTCCACTGATACTTCAACGCCGCTGGAACAACCACTAAACAGCGGTCTACTTCACCTTGTTGAAAAAGTGTCTCAACAGCAGCAAGCGTTGTAACAGTCTTACCCCCACCCATAGTAATACCAAGAAGCATGGTGCCACGATCCACCATCTTGTCCACAGCCTCTTGTTGATACGGATATAGGGTTCCTTTAAACACTAGGACACCCAAGGAGGCAACACTGTAGCGGTTTTTAAACCCTGCTCAATCTCGTCGTCGGTCATGTCCCCGATGTCTTTCGCATCAGTAGACGAGTAATTCCACCAGCGTGTACCGCGACGAGGAGTTCCAAGGTTTTTCATGATTCTCTTACTGGCTTCCTTACCGGCCTTATCATTATCCATTGCAATAATGATACTGTCAGCGATGGCCGTTAGCAATCTCAATTGCTGAGTGCTGACTTGTGCTCCAAAGGATGCCAGTGCTTGTGGTTTATCAAAAACACCAGCAAAGCGTATAACGTCCAAAGGAGACTCAACAAGTATGGCAGTTTTACTGCGGAATCTTTCAATGCCAAATAACGTTGTACTCTTTTCTACTCCTATTGGGTAGTTTCTTACATGTCCGACTTTCTTTTCTTGCCAGCCACGGAGTATCCCTGTTGTGTCAAAAATGGGTATCGCCCATGATTTGTTCTGGGAATTCCATCTAACTCCATAAGAAAAAACAATATCAGGGTCTAATCCCCTCATATAACATTTCTTATCAGACACTCGGCTAAAAGAAAAGAACTGGGTTGGATCGAACTGGTGTTCTATTTCCTGTTGTTTAGGAGATAACAAACGATTTAAACCGTGAGTTACAAGCATCTTTTGAACACCAAAGGTATCAACAGAACCATTAGATAGTTCATTGATCAGCATGGACAATGTACCTCTTGCTCCACAAGAGAAACAAAGCCACAGACCTGATTCGGCGTTCATACTCCACGATGGGTTGGAGTCTTCATGTCCAGTAACTCTGCGGTGAACTGGGCATTTACCGGTGATTTCACGATCACCGGCCCTCTTTACAGCAACACCTAGATCTAATAAAACCGCTAGTAAATCAGTCGAATGATGGATTGACATCGTAGTCATCACCATCTACCTCTTCAAATTCCATAGTGTTCCAGTCCCACTTGATGTGTACGACACCTGTTGGGGCTGAACGAGCAATGACTACTCGGATAATTGCTTGATCATCTAGATCTGGGTTTCTCTCAACGCCAAGAACGAGGTCTGCGTCCTGAGCAAAAGATGACGAGTAGCCAATCGCATCAGCAGTTACTGCACGTGTTTTCTTATTATTAAGTTTCCAACCTAATACTTGTGTGGTAGCAACTACTGGAATGTCAAACCTCTGGGCCAACCGCTTTAGCGACCGGGTGATGTTGGTAAGAGCCTGTGGTGATCCCTTTGGTTCTCCTTCTTCATCATCCATGAGGTATACACCATCAACAATGAGCAGATCAGGTTGGTATTCTTGCACCTTACTGGCCAAGGCACTAACAGTAGTTAGTGATGCCGTGTCTTCTGAAAAGACGAATGGTTGCATGTTCTTGCGTAGGGACAATGCCTTTCGTATCTTTTTCATATCTATGTCTGTGAGATCACCACTCAGGATCCGGGTATAGGGAACCTTAGAGATGAATGAGTCGTAACGAGCCTCTTGCTCTTCGATGCTCATCTCAAAAGAAACAAACAAAGGACGCTTTCCATGTGTGTGGGCTGAGTTACCTATGATCAAAGCGAATAGAGACTTGCCTCGTTTAGGTTCTCCTACGAACACAATAAACTGTTGTGGGCGTAGACCATGAGTGATCCTATCAAGACCATGAAACCCAGTGGGAATACCACGCAAGGCATTGGGTGTTGCCCGTAACTCATCATACCTGATGAGTCTATTTTCCCAGTTTTGAATGATGTCGATGTCACGTAAGCGTGCTGACTCTACTGCTGTTTTTTGTAAGCCAGTAGTTAGTGTGGTTAAAGCACTATCAAGATCATCATTGTTGAGTTCAGGAATTGCTTCAGCAAGGGTGTCCATAAGGACACGCTTTTTGTAGTTGTTGAATATTTCATCAATAAGACGGGTAAATGGTTCGTCGGAAGCATCCTCTAAGTCAATGTCTCCAAACTCTTGTGAAAAGACACGTTCCGTAGGAACAGAACCATGTTCTCTGTAGAAGTCAAGTAACCAAGTCCATACCTTTGGCCATTCCCCACTGAGATGGTCTGGTTTTAATCCAGAACGTACGGCTACTTGTATGTCTTTGTCATGTACGATTTTTGATATAAGAAGAAGTTCACTGGATGCCATTAGATTCCCCAAGACGTTAGCGGATCTACGGCAGTCGCACGTATTCCAAACATTTGTGCCAATTCTGTTGTTGGTACGTAAATAGTATGAAAACTAAAGTTGTAGCGGTACGCCTCTACTGCTTCAGCAAGACTATCAAAAGCGTATACCGGACAAGACACCCCACGACGGGTAAGCCATCTATAAACATCATCTTCCATGTGTGTTCCAAGAGTTGTGAACACAGCAGTAGTGATATCTAAACGGTTTGTTTGATCAATGAGAGTCTTTAGAGGAAGTTCATGAGCAACCCAACCTTTTAGGGTTGTGATGTCATCATTGGGACGGAACTTAAAAACCCTGCGCTTTGTTGGTGATGCAATAAGACCTTCAAATAAACAGGCACGTTCTGGACGCTCATAGATTGCTATGTCTCCACGTTCCATCAAGTCATCCTATCTTTATTATGGACATCTCATTAATACAACCGCTGACACGCTCACCGTATCGGCGTATGAAGTCAGTCACACCTATGGTAGTGGTTATGATCGTAGAACGCATGTCCTCGTCACGTTTGCGTATGAGGCTTCCAATCTCATGAACTGAGAAGTCAGTTTCTCTTTCATTGCCAACGCCATCCAACAGCAAAACACTGTAGACACCACGGATGTATTTCAGAAGATGTGGGGAAGAATACATCTCTGGAAGAGAACCATCTCCCTCAAAAGAATCTTTGAGCATCTCAATGTACGTCTCGCTGCTCACGAAGCGTCCTGAGAGGTGGTGTGTACTTACCAATTGTTTTATAGCGCACTGGGCAATGGCGGTCTTTCCTGAACCGCTTGGACCGTGTAGGTACAAAGACTTTCCGTACTCGTAGGTCTTTACCCAATTGGCAACAGTCCTAGGTAACTCAATTTGTTGAGAACTCCATTTCTTTGGAATTCTTAAGTGAAAGAGTCGTTCTTCTGTTGAACGATTGTTCCACCACCGCTCTGATTTCCAATCAGTCGGAACCGGGAATTGCTGGGCCATCTAATTCCTCATTGTGGTACTCGTTGTTTATGATTTCCCAAAACTGAAGATCTTCTTCTATGAAGTCTTCATCATCAATATTGTCCATGAGACAAACTGCATCAATGGTTGTAATCGCAATTGTTGAATCATCTGCGTCTGCCAAGAAAGGCATCTTCTCCACGAGGTATTCCTCAAAATCCTCTGGTTTTTCAAAGTTAGCAGTTAACCACTCAACAAATATAAGAAGTTCGTCAAGGTTGGAGAACTGGTATCCGATGTTGTCAAACATGCATAGTCCTCCGGTATTGATAGATCGCTGACACAATAGTACCAGCAGATTCTCGTACGTTCCCAGTCAAGAGGTCTTTCGGAAGAGAAAGGTATGACAAAGTACTAGTAAGTGATTCAATGTCATGAGTTTCCTTGCCAAGTTGTGTTTTGACAAGTGCATCCAGAGCACTTAGGTCGTTCAAGAATTCTTGATTCTTGAAATCTCCTGCCCATTTGTAAATGATACCAACCACTAATTCCGGGTATCTGTACAGTGATTCTAGGCACCGTGTGGTTACTCCTGTACGGAGGTACGAGTCTTGCACAATGTCCCAAGGCATGTCTAGGGAACCACGATCAAAGTCTGACAGCAAAAGCATAATTACTGGATCCTCGGTTGTAACCGAAGCGTTGATCCGTTCGATCAATACCTTTTGGATCTTCTTTGAAGCAAATCCAAGGATTGGGTTTTCGTAGGATGCAAATCTACTGTCATTTAAAAAGTTGTCAATCATTTTCTGAATAGTGTTTGCTGCCAAACCAGACTTCAATAGTGTCTTGAACGTTCTACGTAGGATACCAACGTCTGTGGGTGGGTAAACCCGCATGACATTGGATCTGTGATGTATGAATTGATTGGTAAGATCGTTAATCACTGTGTTTGAGATCTTGGAAACAGTTTTTGTTGATTCTGGATCACTACCAATGATCATGTTTGGACCAACTTTCTGGCTGTCCCCAGCCTTCTTAATACTCTTATTTTTAATACTAGTACTATATGTTTCTCTATGCAGTGACATTTCAGCAGGTAGATCTGTATTTTTGGGGGTGTTTATAGGGTCATGGGTGACCCCATACTTTTGGGTGTCAGGTAGATCTATAGGGTCATGGGTGACCCCCTGTGGGGTCATGGGTGACCCCATAAACTTGTATTGGATGTGGTACTGGTTGACATTTTTTCCACCACTTCTTGTTACTTTAACAACACCTTCCTGTTCAAGCCAATGCAACATTCTCTTCGTCGTTTCACACGACAAATTAGTATGTTCTGCAATTTGTTGAACAGTAGCGGTGGTTACTTTCGTTCTGATATTCATCAGATCCACTAGAGTACAGAGTATTTCTAATGCTGCACCTTTTTTTGCTTTCGCAATGCGGATGCGTGCCCATCGCGGTATCGCCAAAAAGGGGCCGTCAAACATGGGTGTGCTTTTCATGGGAGCATCCACTGTACCGTACAAAAAGATCTTCCGTCTACCGTTGTCATAACCACCTTCGATCCTGTATTGTTTGAGAGTCGCTTCGTGGTGGTTGCGGCAACATGGTTATCCTTTCGGCAAAGGGCCGGGTCAGGCGGTACAATAAGTACCATCAGACCCGGCTTTTTGTTGTTCTATAGGATGTTTATGAAAGACTTGATCAAGCAGTTGAAAGTTCTTATGTCAGATGTAGTAACTATGTACTTTCAAGCACATGGGTACCACTGGAACGTAGAAGGTCAAGACTTTAGTCAGTACCATTCTCTTTTTGCTGACATTTATGAGGATGTTTACGGAAGTATTGATCCCATCGCAGAAATGATTCGTAAACTTGATGACTACGCACCATTTGGTCTACAGGAGTTTATTGACACCAGAACCGTTTCAGCGGCTAGTGTGGAGCCTGACCCCAAGGCAATGGCTAAAGCCCTTCTCAAGTCAAATGAGGGGGTTCTCAAGTCACTACAGAAGACCTTTGATTTGGCTATCAAGGCTGATAAACAGGGCGTTGCAAACTTCCTTGCTGACCGTATTGACCAGCACGATAAATGGTCATGGCAACTAAAATCGTCTACAAAGTAAAGGATAAAAAGTGAACACCAAAGTAACTACCATTTATACAGGCTCTACTACGGCACCATATGCTTGGACAACCAATGATTATGATGTAGCAGTTTCATTGGCTGGCAAAGATGCAAACCGGTCGGGCCGTTTATTCAGTGAAATTTATAATAAAGTTACCAATACCATTGTTGGTTTTGCATCGTATGATGGAAAGGAAATCTGATGGCCGCCAAGAAGAAATCAGCAGCATGGACACGTAAAGAAGGGCAGAACCCAAAGGGTGGCCTTAACGAAAAGGGGCGCAAGTCCTACGAACGGGAGCACCCCGGTAGTAACTTGAAGCATCCTGTCAAGCGTGGTGAGGCTGCTAAATCAGAGAAGGCTGCTGCTCGTAGGGAATCCTTCTGTGCCCGTATGGAGGGTATGAAGAAGCATAACACTTCCAAAAAGACTGCCAACGATCCGAACAGTCGTATCAACAAATCACTCCGGGCATGGGATTGCTAGTGGCTACCAAGAAAGTTTGGGATACGGACAATCCCAAGAAGAAGTCCAAGAAACTTACTGCTGACCAGAAAGACGCAGCAAAGGAAGCGGCCAAGAAGGCCGGTCGCCCTTACCCCAATCTCGTTGATAACATGAATGCTGCAAAAAAGAAAGGGGGGAAATAGTATGTGTAAGGAATGTGGGTGCGGTCTAACCGACAAGAAGGACCCCGGCTACGGCAAGGGTAAGAAGGGCGCAAAGATGACTTCTGACAAGAAGAAGCCCGCCAAGAAGAAGTGAATGTGAAAAAGGCCCCCAGTTCGGGGGCCTTTTTCATAGTTCCATTTTCATTCCATCTGAGTAGTACACAACTACTTTGACGATGCTTCTGTCCGTTTGAATTGGACTTTTTTCTAGTGCTTCTTCACCAAGCACTACTTTGATAGCCTCATCCTTTGTTTTGGTAGTCGTTCCCTTGTCTTTAGCCATACGTTTGACAACAGCCGCTGGCATGTTTTCTAGGGTTGACCTATCAAATTTCTCAGGAACATCATCAGTTGGATCATCTTCTTCGATGACTTTTTCTTTAATTTCTGCTGGTTCCTCATCAAAAACGATAGGCACCAAACCATTAGTTAACTCTAATGTGGGAAGACCGGCATCAATGCACCTCTCTGCCAATGCTTGACTTGCCTCGTTGAGTTTGTCGTCCCACAACAACAATGCAAATCCCTTTACTTCACCATACTTAAGAGTCTCAATGAGGTACTGGTTTACGTCTCCAGAGATCATGTCCACGTCAGTGGCTTGTGACACAAGTGCTTTAGGAACCTTGGTTGTCTTGTTTGCTACAACAGTAAAGGTCGCTTCATTATCAAGCAACCAATCATAAACAATCTCAATACCTTCTGTAGGAGAGCCGTACCAAGGCACATAGTAATGCACCTGAGTTCCCACGTCCTCTAACGCTGCTTGTATTACTTTAGTAGAGGACGTGCCCGTTCCTAGAATTCCGTATGTTTCTTTCATGGTGTTCCTTCTTCATCGAATGCTGCGCTTTCTGGCAACATCACCGACTAGTGTTATTAATCGTAAAACTGTGTGTACAATACCGGCACATGCCGCAACGGTCAAACCCATCACGGGCTTGTGTTCCAATGACAGTATAAACACGGAGGCGTACCCTAAAGCAATGCCTACTAGGATCTTTACCCAAGGCATCGCTTCTTTGGGAGACAAGGAGTCAAGCACCTGTACGGTCTTGTATACGGCTAGAGATGCTACGAATAATTCCATGAGGGAAATACTACACGTAGTCGATGGTCACCACAAGCGTTGGCTTATATCCGGTGGTAGAACCGGTGAGTGGTCCGATGATTGTGCTCCACATGTAATCAAACGTGGTTCGGTCAGTTCCCACATTGGTTATTCTTGAAAGTAACGCTATTGAATAACCGCTGTCTCGTAACCCTTCTACCGTTTTGTCAGCCACCTGCATGTTCCATTTTTCACCTTTTGACAACGGGCTACTTTGGGTAAATGCCTTAGACTTTATATAGTCAGTTGTGTAGTCAAGTTTATTGTAGTTTGGACTAGCACTGCCAACCGCCCCTTTATACATTGCTGTATAAACTGTACCGTATGCGTCGTTATATCCAATATCTGTTGAAGAACGCTGCATATATAATGTTGCAGACTTAATTACTGTTCTTGGGTTACTACCAAGTACAGACTCAAGAGTATTGTTGCTACTATCTTTGAAAGAGCCAATAACACCGACAACATCCTTTTTAGATGTATTACTTAAATGATAGCCTGCTATGGCTGCTTTGTTTTCGTAATCGGAATCCCCTTGTGCGAGTGTCCAAGAGTTAGACCAAAGGCTCTGTACCTTAGTAGCATTAAAAGTAAGTGTTTGTGGATCTGAGTTATACCAAACATCAACCCACTGGTTGTTTTGGCGCACTTTAACACTAGTCGCGGTTACCCATTGATTATTTTGTCGAACGCGAACACCATTGCCTAGTAATTGTCTGCGTACCCCAGAAGAATCCCAAACGTAAATACTCATATCTGCAACCAAATATCTCCGTTGGTAGCACCACCCGGTTCAGTGCTTGAGATTGTTATGCGGTAACCAGATGCCCCTGATGCACCACCGTAAGCACCTAAGTTTGCAAGAGCACCAGCAGCAGTTGATGCACCTGTTCCCCCACGGGCTACAGCAAGTTGATCTGTTGTTATTTTTGTAGCAGATAGGTTTGGTATCAATGAAGTATCAAAAGCAGTAGGACCAGTAACAAGGTTTGTTGTAATGGTTGGTATTGCTCCTACGGGAATCTTTTGACCAGTAGGACTTACTATTTTATCTGCTTTAATATTAGGAAGTCGATCTTCAGAAAGAGTTCCAGTAGTTATCTTTTCTGCCGATACGTTTAAAACTTTTACATCAGTAACAGCAGACGTTCCTAACTTATCGTTGTTTACTGCACCGTTTACTATAGAAGCAGTAGCGACTGTATTAGTTGGTACGGTAGTACTAGCAATCCACGCACTACCGCTATAGTACAAAATATCGTTAGTTGCTAGGGTCTTATTAGTTGGTTGGGCAACAAAATTATCCTCTAATGCAGCAGCAACCGGTGCTTCAACCAATGCAGAGACAGATGCGGCCAACTGCCCATAAGTAACATATTGTAGATCTGCTAACTCATCTACAACGCTGGACCAAATTAACAACCTGTCAGATGACACAGGTGTTGCTTTTTGAGTAAGATCCGCTATATTTAACTGACTAGGCATACTTAAACCTCACTAGGTGTAATCATTGCATCAATAGGAACACATACATAATCATCTATTCCGGTGCCTTCTGCATCGGCAGGACCCCTACCTACGCCATGTTTTGTTGCTGCTGTATTAGCAGTCGTTAGTGTGTATGTTTTGTATTGTGCAGATGGATAATTATTAACACTTATTTCTAAATAATTATCATACACTAACAACTTTATAGAGGATATTGTTTCTGTATTAGTCTGATCAAAGTTGTCTGAAACTAGTAAATCTATTGCTGAAACCTGACCATCAATACACTCTTCCGCAACAATTGAATACGTTGTGGTAGTTTCTACCACGTCCTCTGCCGTCTGTATAAATGTACTGGCACCTGTAAGAGTATTGAGTGCGTAGTGGGTATGTGCTCCAACTGTTGATATGTGTCGGCAGTTATCCAATAACAAATCATGTGTATGTGTTATGTCTGTGTATACACCCTCTGGTGGATAGTCTGGTGAAGCACCCCATATTGTTTTTGTTGGAAAATGGTATGTACTTCCGAGTAGGTATCTACGCAAATAGAGTGTTCGTTCTGCTTCTACAGATGTACCCATGTTTATTGCTGCTATTGCTAGACGATCAATGACTAGCCAAGACTGTAAATTCCAAGCAAAACCATCAACGATTATGTTTTCTTCTCTCTGCAACCTCTTTAATTGGGATTCTGTGTACGGACCAAAATAACCATCAACTACCATTTGATCATCATCATAGTGGTGTCGTAAAACACCTTGTAGGTATTTTACGTCGTCGCCGGTACTAGCAATAATGTTTCCTTCTAAGTCTTTATATCGTATTCCTCGTTTTACCATCATGTATGGATACTTGCCCCATTTTAAAGTTAGGGGGTCAAATTGTGATATTTGAGGATTGTTTGTTGTAATAAGCACTTCGTGATCATGGACACTGTTTTTACAAGTTGTTTGTGATGGATAATACTTATTAGTATCTTTGTATATAGATACGTAATTTGAAACAGAGGCAGAAGATTGCCATTCATATTCATAGTATCCAACAGGAGTAGTCGTCGTTTCAACTTCCGATGTTAAATACACGCGGCTCCAGTTGTTCTCATCTATTACACGAAAATATAAACCATCGCCCCCCACATCTGATATTGATGCAGACATTAAAACGTTGGTTGATCCGTTATTTATAACGGCAATACCCGATGCTGTTGGAGTATCAAGAATATTGGTAGAACCAGCAAGTAGTTTATTGTTGTATATAGAAAACGAACCTACTAAAACATCCCACGCTGCTCGTCCATCTGTTATGTAACTTGCTAAGGAGTATGCTTCTCCTACCTTTTCAATAGTTCCATTTGGGCGATCAAAAGTATCCTCAACGGCTAAGTAACCTGTTGAGTTGGCAAGTAGTGGAAGATTGCTTAGGGAAAACCCTAGGCTCATGTACTCACCGCCCATGCGGCAACACATTCAGCCGCAGTAGTTCCAAAACTTGTTACTGATAGTATTCCAGTTTTATTAGCAAGTATCGCAGTAGGTTTTATTCCTACAAAAACCCAATCATTGGGAAAATACAAAAGCCTTGTGGACGTGGTTGTTATTTTTATAGTTAAAGTCCTACCCGGACCATACGTTAATGTGTCCACATTGTAAGTAGTTGACCCTGTCAAATCATGAGTCAACAAACCTGCACCAGTAAAATCAAGTGTTACATTTGTTCCCGACAATGAAGAAACTTGAAGACTTTTAACCTTTTCTGGAGTTACCGCGTAGTTGGTTATGCCATCAGTAGAAACTGTTCCCCAGTTAACTCCTGCTGTTTGTGTGTTGTCTGCTATTAATACCCTGTTGTTTGCGCCAACAGGAACAGTGGTTAGGCTTCCTGCTGAAGCACCTACTAGTAGATCACCCTTATATGACACTATAGATGTGTCAATAAATGAACCATTTGCCGTTACATATCCGACGATATCAGTAAGCCTCAGGTACTGTAGATCGCTCTGTTCGTCAACAACATCTGGCCATACAGCCAGCCGGTCACTACCAGCAAGAGGTGTCTTCTGTGTTGTATTGACTAGGTTTATCTCAGTCATTATTTACTCCATCCTAAAGAACGTTTGGCCAACCAAGTTCAGTAAAGGCAACGTCACCGACAGGGTCTATTCCTATGTTACTTGATAGTACTGATAGTGATAACATCGTTCCAAAATTAGGCAAAACGTTTGGGGTGGCGGGATCATAAGTGTATTCTGGTAACTCATCAAAAACTATGGTGTATTGATCCATCCAGTTTACAGGAAGAAGTTTCTTATAAATATTGTTAATAGTTTTTCTAGTTCTCCAAGCATCGGCTGAGTATATTGAATACGTTTCAAAATACTCCCACGTTGGTACTCCGTCAGTACCCAATGTCGGATTGTTGTGCCAGCGATAATCAGATCTAGAAACATCTCCCAGTAACCAACCACCTATATTTGTATTACCGTCAAAGTATTTACCCATATAGTTATCTTCTAGCAGAAGATTTCTCACAAGAACGTAGCCACCGGGTGGTATTTTTATCTGTATAAAAAGGTATGCAGAAGTGTCTTCACCAATATCGGACATGTCTAGTTTGTAGTATGTCCTTCCACCACTTGTTTTTATAACCTTGTTAGTACCTATTCCAGCAGATGCTGCTAGAGTTGCATCAGGTTTATACATGTAAACATTTGTGATTTGATCATTTGCCGGACTTTCTGCACTGAAGTAGAAGGTATTGTCGGCAGATATTGGTACTAGAAATCTACTAAAAATATATACGTTTGCTTCTACATCGCCACCGTTAACAATAGATCTCACCGGGTTAAAAGCAACACTGGCGTTGTTTGTAAAGGTTACGCTTGAATCATAAAATGTAATAAGATCTTGAGAAAACCGTACGTTAATGTTGTCGGTTACAGCACCATACCAACCATCTTGTAATCCTCTAATTATTTTAGGATCCCTCGCCCAATTAGTACGTTGTGGGTGTACATTGATTTTCTTAGCAACTTTGTCTATCGTCACACGACATCCAGAAATAGCCTGAAGAACTGCAATGGTTCCGTCCTCTGTTCCCTTTTGTAGGCGAAGACTAATAACGTCTTGAAGATACTGACGCGCTCTAGATGCACCTAATTCAACAGTTGTTATTACTGTTCCTAGTTCTTCCATTAAGTATTGGAGAGTTTCTGAGTTAGAGATCTGCGGATCTTTCTGCACCATCACGTAATCAAGTAGTGACCGTATGTAGTCAATGTCCCAACCAAATATACTCAGATAATTATATAGTTCTTGATTGTCATCGTTTTCTCTAAAGTAGACCGGGATGCGCGACCATAAATCATCTACCGATCCGTAGTTATTTGGTAGCAACACACTTACTGAGGCAACTTTTTCAAAGTATTGTTCCTGATCAAAATACAGTGAAGGAACTGTACTTGCAAAGCGTAAGAACAATGAATAGTAAACCCATCTACCACTTAACTCTTCTGCGTTATTAGGTGTGTGCTCAACTGTTCCAACATTGCTAGCATTTTGTATTACTGTATAACCATCTTCTATAGTTTGAGGTTCCCCAGTAGATGACCACACTACAAGAATTTCTACTGGAAGAATATCTTCCTGTAATGTAAAGAGTGGGGCACTCCAAGATATTTCAGTAGTTCCATAATCTACTGTCTTTACATCAAGATAAAACTCTGTATCTACAAAAGGGCTTAGACTAGCAGACGCAAATAGAGAGTCATTGTACTCAACGTACTCCCCTAAATCTGTTCCTAAGTTTCTTAACGTGAATATTTGTCGTGCCATTACACATCGCCGGTAGTTATACCACCATACGCGTTTAGCGTTATGGTTCCCTTTCTGAGTAACTGCACGGAGGATGCAGAAATGCTTTGAGATACACCAGATAATGTGCTACTAAATACGCCGCCTTCAGCACCATCTATCTCAGCGTAATCGACACCCTCAACACTTATTATTGTTTTATATATCTCACTTAATGAAAGCCTTTGGCCTAGTGAGACACTATCAAACGAAAACAGGGCAGACAAAGCATTATATACATCTGATATAACCCATCCAGTAATGTACCTATCATTGACATGTACATCAGCAGTTATGTTTACCGGTATTAGATCTATTTTATTTGCCACATAGACATTTACGCCTAACAAAGCCTTAGGCTGAATTGTATCAACAAGAACATTTTGCATTGAAACAGGAACTGGTATTGATGCAGCAGTAGTTGTTGAATAATCAGATTGCATCGGGACGGGATAAATAGTTACAGAACCTGATGCATAGGCAGCCGACGGTGATGAGTATGTAGCGGATGCTTTATAAACACCCGGAGTACTTAGTGCTAGATCTATGAAATCATCTAGTGTTACTGCCCTATCCTGTGGGCGTGTTTTAAGGGGTATAGAAACACGTAAAGAATCAATACTTTCTTCATCAGAACCACCAACAAAAGCATATGAACTGGCTATGCGTAAAGAGGAAGAAGTGCTTCGTTTAAAAGAAGTAACTGAGTTTATTCCATAGTTGCCCAGTGCCCCTGATGACGTTGCATATGAAACAAAAAACGTTGAGTTTGCTGGAGGTATAAAACCATTAATACTATTACCTAGTATTACTTGCGTGTATTTTTCAGCATCTGTATACGTGCTGAATACTCGTTCACCAAACCGTCCCTCAGACAAACTGTTCACATATCGGTATTCTGTGTCATTTTCTCCGTCTTCGCGAACGAATAAACGAATACTGTTACTCACTACATTATCAACCGGTAATGAAATGCGCTGAGAAGGATTACCTGTAGACGTTCCTATACTTTCTTTTGTTATGTATGACCCTTCATAAACAGTAACTGAAACTATGTTGTTGGGGCTAATTACTACTTCTTCTGTTGTATAGCAGGTTACAGCGGGACCCAATAAAATAGTTCCTGAAGGAATAGTAAACTCTGTACTGTCACTTGTGTTTTCAATGAATACTGTTGCGTACGCAGCGGTTCTACTACTTGGTGTGTAATCAAGCAGGTTTGCGATTGCCAAAACACTTTCACGCTGTGTAGCGGTATTTAAAAAGGATTCACCAGCCGCACGGTCTATATAGTAATGGAGAACGTCTCCCATATATGACCATAGATCAACAAAAAGCATTCCAAAATCGGACGTGTCACGATCTGTCCATTCAGGCAATACTGAAGAAGCCCTGTCTAGAAGGGCATTTTTTATTGTGTTGTAATCTCTGCGGGTGTAATCAATAGCCATGCTATTCCTTAAAATAGTGTTTCTTCAGTTATTGCTGACGGGACTACCACTTTAAATGTTAATAGTTGAGGGTTGCTTAAAGGTAGTTGGTAAATAACGCCTATGTTAGCAACGTTTTCCTGATACCTATCAGGTACAATCTTAATATTTAATATATTTACTAAACTAACACGATTTGTTATCTCTCTTGATGCATCCGATGTGTAATCGGATAGCACTAAAGGATCATTGGCCTCAAAAACCATGCGATAAATACCAGCACCAAAGTTCGGTATTCCAGTCCTTTCTCCGGGTGTAGTTACTAACGTTGTAACTATCTTTTGTTCTGATGCAGCAGATGACGTAGTAACAACATCCACACGCCCGTTGGATATGGAAAATGGTATTTTAATAGATTTCATGAGACTATTTTATCACTGTCTACGTTGTTTCATACATAATATTTATCCAACAAACATCATTAGCAGCCATTGTAAAAGCAACGCTAGCAGATGCTGTATCAGACTGTCCTACTGACGCATCAAACTGACCAAGTGGGTTTAATTGTCTGAGTTCTAGGTTTGTTGATGATGTTACCCTAACGGTACCTCCGGTATAACCGACACCTTGGTTTAAGAATAAGCATTCTCCAATAACCGCACTAGCCCCTAAGTCTAGTACTTTAAAAGCAGGTAAATCATTAGGATTTATAGCAATTGCTCCAGATGCAGACGATGTTTTATTTGCAACAACACGACATTGTGCAATAACCAGTTTTCCAATTTGTGTGTATCTTGCAAAGGATATGGTTTGATCGCCAGCCCCGGTGCCTAGTTCTACACCACCCTGTTTTAGTTTTGGTGTCCATGTAGACCATGCACCCGGTGCAGGTCCTGTAGCCCCAGTAGCCCCAGTAGCACCTGTGGGACCTGTTACTGTGCTTGCAGCACCAGTTGGTCCAGTTGGTCCAGTTGAACCACTAGCACCAGTAGGTCCTGTTACTGTGCTTGCAGCACCAGTTGGTCCAGTTGATCCAGTTGAACCACTAGCACCAGTAGGTCCTGTTACTGTGCTTGCAGCACCAGTAGCACCGATAGGGCCAGTAGGGCCAGTAGGGCCAGTAGAGCCACCACTGTTTGGTTGAAAATCATTAATGATATATACAATTCTCGCCCTAGGACCATCAAGTCCCACCAGTACCTGAGTGTCCTCAGTAGGAACACTCCACACACCATCAACAAGTGCTAGATAATCTTTGGATACCGGTAGATGTTCATCAGGTCCAAGAAGTTCTGGGATCTTTACAAGGACTTCACCAGTCGTTGAATCAGAACGAACGACAAGTGCTCTGTGAACATATATACCTGTCTTATGGATGTGTTCATTATTGGTATGCATTTATTTTCCTAAATTCTGCTACCCAATTCTTTCCGTCAAACTTAGGTTTGGGCGGGTCTGAAAAACGCTCTGTATTATACACAGTGTATTTTTCTTCATTTGTTGAATCAGAAACAACTTCTAATTTTGTAGTTAAACCCATGCCACCAAGAGTCATGGTGACTCCTTTTACATACCAAAGGTTGTCTACAAGCGTGTCAAATCCTACTAAATTAATAATACCGCCCGGATAAATACCTATAACTCCAAGTGTTTCTATAGTGGCATAAAAAGGTATAGAGTCTCTCATGCTCGTTTTTATTGCCAACTCAGCCTCTTCGGCAGATTTTGCTGGAGCATCTAAACGAGAACGGTACTCAGTAGTGAACTTTTTACCAAGACCAGAGTTTTCTTCACCGTCTGAAAACTGGGTGCTAGATACGGACGTTATATTTCCTTGAGAATCTAATACCGCTGTGTACGTCTCTGATGCCGGTTGAGAAAGGAATGTACCATTGAAACTCAGCACAACACCGGGTGTTGGTTGTGGGTCATAGTTTGTTTCTTTTACAGAAAACAACTCATGGTAGGATCTTTGTCTTCCCGTCGCCCTATACGGATCCCAAATATGCATATGGGTTCCATGTACAGTAAGTCCGTATGCGTACAAATCACAAATTTCATTAAGGAATACCCAATCAGATTTGTTTATCTGAGCGGTGTCAGAATGAAGTAGTGTTGTTTTGGGAACGTCTAAACTAAACTTATATGTACTTGCCAACTCTGTTGCAATATCTGTAAGTGTCTTTTCTCCCCAAACCTTACTCTTGGATCCCCGCATTTTGTAGGAAGATCCCATACAGTAAATGTCGGCCTCTTGAAATGGGCTGTTATTTACAGCACCTTTTCTCAAATCATTAGTAGGTACTATTTGGGCAATCTCGCCCACGAATTCTTGTCTCTCTGTGTTACCTCTGGAAAGAACTATTTGTACGGGAGCACCTATGTATTCTATTATTGCTTTTTGAGGAATACCGTACATCTTTAAAACGACCATGTCGTGTTCTCCCTCATTCAGGGACAACTCCACGGTTTTAATAGACTCATAGAGAACTGGAACGCCACCTATAGATATTTCTATGCTTGGTGTTATGCCAAACGGGTGTTGAAAAATCATCGTGGAATCCTAATAATTTGTCCTACCTCAAGTTTATTAGGAAACTTTACATGTGGATTAAGGTCTGCTATCTCCCAGTATCTAGAAAAGTCTCTTAATAAACGATGTGCTAAAAGATCAAAAGAGTCGCCCTGCTTTGCAACATACGTTGTATACACTACATTTTTATCAGTCTTTTTTCTGTAAGCCTCTTGTTTATTACCCGATAAAGAATAGCGGGCATTAGATCCATATTTAATAATCACACCAAATCCCCCGCTACCCAGTCTAGGCTTACCTCTTTCATTTTTTCTTTCTTGTAGAGTTCACCATACCCCGGTCCTGTTAATACCCAGTTGGGGCCAACCTCATGATTATATCCATTTGTTTGAAAATCCATAATACTTCTCTGCCCACGAGATGTAGAATCAATACGCAATGAATATATAACAGCAAAAAACCGATTCGGGTCAGTCCTTGACGCAAGCGTTTTTAAAGTACCTACGGTATTGGTAGTATTAAAGAATGAACGATCTGCTGTAAAATCAAATCCCTTTTTAAACTGTTTCCAATCTTCAAAAGTATTTATAGTCTTAGATACTGTATACATTGATATTTTCTTAGTTCTAAGATTTGTAACGCGAGAATCACTATCGCTAACACCCCCTAGGACATTGCTAAATGGTGATCTTTTTGAAGCAGAAACCAAATAGTCTGCATCTTCTGAAGTCATAGGTCCATACGTGGTCACATATGCCGTAAGCGACATATTGGTACCATCGCTAAAGGCACTCTCCATTTCTGAATCTTTTATTGTAGTACTTACTTTTATATTGATAAATGGTTCTATTTTTATAGCATCTCCGGGGTTAGTTAAACCAGACAATGACGACATTGTGGAGTTGTTATAATAAGGAATTAATATAGTTGCTGATGTTCTATCATCAAAAGTGCTTGTTTCTACTGATGTTTTATCAGTATCATACACTACTCTTATTTTATGGTATACAGTGGTCTTCTTAAAACCAGAAACCACAGATGTAAGCGTGTTACGTGATTTTTCTATATTGTCGCTAATTTGTTGTGTAGATACGGCTGCTGCCTCCTCCAAGTTATATGTAAGGAACGTTTTCTCCTTAGCAAAACCAACGTACATAGCCTGCATAGATAAAGTAACAATACATTGCATAGGTACTAGGCTTCTACTGAATTTGGTATAAACAACGTCTGTTTGTGTTACATAACCATCAACCATAAAAAGACTAGAAAACATTACACGCACAGGAGTAGGTATTAGGAACGCAGTGTTTCCAATATTTCCACCTTCACCACTAAAGTAGTTTGTATCTTCTATAAAGGTTGATGACTGTGCGGTTTCAGCCTGACTTTCAGTAAGTGTTCCCACTGAGCCCATTTCTATTTGTGCGTTCATCTGTTGTCTGGCATTTTCTAATTGCCATTTCATGGTTTTTTCGGTAATTCCTTGACCAATTACTTGATACAAAGCACGTATATCAGCCAATACACCAATATCTTGTTCATCGGGTGATCCCTGTGTACCACCACCTTCTCCACTTGAATTGTTTAAGGTATGTGATCTATCAAAAAGTAATTCAAAGGCAAAAGTTACTTCTCCCCCGATTGGCTGAGACATCTGAGCCGGGTCCTGTAAGAACACGTTTGTTAGGTTTGTTCTCATGGGAACACTATGTTGTATTGTGCTTGGATTAAATTGAAAATTACAACGCAATTGTGGAGCAGAACCTATTGCTGTATCTGATATTTGTACTTTGTCTAGAAGACTTCTTATGTATCCTTTTTTTAAAGTAAAGGGTGTGTTTTCCCACTTTGTAACTAGTTGACCATTGTCATCTCTAGTATTTTTAACAAACGTGCGTATTGTGCTTCTTGGTCCAACAAAAGGTGGGTTAATAGCGTCCCCAGTGTACGCTCCTAAGGATGGTTCAAATCCACTAGTACTTATAAATTGATCACTTTTGTAACCCATTACTTCCTCCTTAATTCCTTTATACGTATTTCTTGCTCTATCAAAGATCCTATCTCCTTAGCGATTTTCTTTATATCACTATGAGATACGTTACTAGCACTTCCTTCAATGTGTATGGTAGGAGATATTTGATATATAACTGGGCGTGAATAAGCAACAGCAACGCCACCACTTCCTCCAGTTATCGCACTTTGTGGGGCTTGTTGTGAGGACATTGCATTTGCAAAATCACCATCACCAGCACTTTCTGGGCCGTATGGATCTACTGAAAAAGAGTTAGGTGCTACTGAGGTGGGAGCATACGTACTGTATTTTGTTTTTACGTTGGCTTTTACTTTCTTTATTATCTGATCAATAGATAGACCAAAGTATGAGGAAACACCAGACGCACTAGTCATCGACTTTCCAAGACCCTGTGTCGAAAACCCACTGGCTGTTTGAGTACTGGACGAACCATCAGACCATGTTGATGGTGTTTCAGACGTTGAAGTATTAGGGGATGTTGCGGGAGGTTGATTTGTTCCAGTTTCTGAAATTGCTTCTTCTAACCATTTTTCAATCTCTTTTTCATTTACTGATCCACCACTTTGTCCCAATAGTCCTGAAGAAATGATGTCCTTTACCAAGGATGGAATACCTATTGTACTTGGATCCACTCCACCCTCTGTCATAGACTTTATGATTTGTTCAGTAACAAACTTAGCGTTAAGAGTTCCTAATGGAAGAGCACCCTTCTTGATATCTTCAAGAAGAGCCTTATCTGTTGGTATGCCACCGTATCCCGGTCCTTGTTTTTGCCAGTTTATTCCTTTGGTGCCCATCCATACGGCTTTTCCTTTATAAGGACTTCCCATTAAGCCTGCTAACTGAATGTGTGGAGGGTCACCCTTTGGAGAAGGTATTACCAACCCAAATCTTGCGGCGTTTCCAAGAACCCATTTATTGGACCTTACATGCGCTCCGCGTTTAGCATCTCCCCAACCAAATAAAAGGTCTGCTGCCATACCAACATTATGTAGACTCATACCCGGAGGGGCCATTGGGTAAGACTTGTCTCCCGGTTTCTTTTCCCAGAACGTTCCGTTCCAAAATATTCCTGTATCTCTGTCTGTTTCTCTATACCGTTTCCTAAAGCCAGACTCCTGTTCTTTTACCGACCTGAAACCTTCTCCAACACCTACTGTAGATATAAGTTCACCAGACGCTGTTTTTGATACAGGGGCAGATGCTATTAGTTTTAATAACTTACTTTTAAACGTTGGACTCAATTGTGATATTTGTTGTGTGCTTCCTAGTTTGGAGTATGGAACTAATTTTGGTCTGTACCCTACTGGAACCATTAATTCGTTAGTTTTGTTGTTGTTGTTGGCAATTTGGTCTACAGAACTACTACTGTTAGATGTAGTTGCAGTATTACCCGTTGGAATAGAGTTTCCTGTTTCAGTGCTGCGCCCATCTGTGGTTACCGGGTCACCAGTCAAGGCATTTGTTGCTGCGTAAGTCCCTCCTGCTGCTGCGAATCCAGCAGCAGGACCTGCTACCGCCGTAGCAGCCACTCCAGCCAATGCTGATGCTCCAAACTTAAGAGCACCTTTAAGGAATCCACCTATTTTACTTTGCCAAGGACGTGTACTTGTCCGCGCTCCTATAATTCCACTCAACCTGTCTTCTAATGCTCCAAACATTTGAGTTAGTTTTTGTGTTGCTCGTTCCAGATCCGCAAAGTTATCGGCCTGACGGCTGTAGAACTTTTCTTCTCGGCGCATACGTACGCGATCTGTTTCTTCTGCTTGCGTAGCAAAGTTTTCTTCAATCCCCATGAACTTTCGTTGTTCTTTTTCACTGGGGTTATACATTCCTTTCCCACCCTTTTCTTTATATGCAACGTTTTGTCGTGCATACTGAAGAACGGTGTCAACCATCTCTTCTGGAACGCCCATTTGACGAAGTCGTTCTCTTGATACTGATCCGGGCTGGAAAGCAGATTCAACGATAGCCTTATTTGTAAGACCAGACATTCTAGTGATGTTCTTAACAACATCCATTGCTGATCTTTGTTTTCCACCAAAACCGTATAGTGATTGTCCAGTCATCATAAACATTCTGTTTACTGTTTCTGGACGTGCTAATGATTCAACCATGCTAGCAACATCACCAGTTCCTAAAGAAAAGCCAGAGATAGTTCTCAACGCTTCTACTGACGGTGCCTGTATTGCTGCATTTATTCCAGTGCGTGCCTGTAGACCAAGTAACGTATTAATACCACCCATACCAATACGATAATTTGTTAAAGGTTGCCTAAACTTGTCTTGAACCTGCACCTGTGACATACCAGTCATCTGTTGATACAGTACGCTCATACGGTCGGCAGACAATGAATAGTTAGCATTCTCGTCTATTCTTTTGTCCATCAGGTTTACGGCTGTGGTTGCTGCACTTAGTGCCATCTGCACGCCTGCGTTAACAGCCGCGCCTTTCATACCACCGCCAGCAAGGGATCCAGCGGAACGAGCAATACCTTGTTTGTATGGTGCTTGTCTGAAGTCTTCGTCTGCTTTTTGCATGTGTGATTGACTAAGTGCTTGTTGAACTCCGTTTATAGCACCAGACTTAGATCGAAACCGTTCTGTTCCAATGTTTTGCAAAGAATCGCTCTCAACGGCCATAGACCGGATATCTTCAACAATCTTAGGAAGAACTACACTAAGTTCTTTAGCCTGTTTATTTATGCTTTCAAACAGTTTGTTTATGTTAGTAAGAAGTCCTGTAGGTAGGCTAAGTTTCCCCTTGGAGGATGGTCCTACAGGATTGTTTTGGGAACCAATCATGTTCCCAACTTGTTGATTTACTTCAAACTCGTTTTCCACTACACCCCTCCGTTACTCAGTCGCCACCTAGCGGTGCGGAACCAATAATCCCTTTGCCGAACACTCATTGTTCGGATATCCGTTAGATTAAACCCTTTGTATACGGAGGCTATGTATTCGTAATCCCAGTATATCTTTCTTATATCAACCGAGTATAAGAAACACCCAGTCGATCATAGCGGTGATCTTACTGCCGCAATGAACGCAATCTACGTCCACCTCCTCCATCGTGGGACCCATTTCTATAGAAATAAGTTCCTTGATGAGTTTGTTACGATCAACCATTCCTAATGAACGCGCCCATTCTTCTGGGTTTGTTGGGGCATTCTCTTTCCAAACGCTGCAACGGGCCAACAAAAGAGTGCTCTGCTCTGCATTTGTCTTAGCCTTTTTACCGACATACAAGGTGTCCGCAGCAGTAGGGATCCTTAGTTCGTGAATGACACCATTACGTAACTCCACCTTTAGTGTGTCTGTTGGGTCAAAACTGGGAACAACAACAGGAAAGTCATCTACAAGATCAATTGTTATTTTATTAATCTTATTACAAGAATCACAGGTTCTATCAAAGGAACGCTCACGACCGTAGGTCGTTCTTACAATTGCCAAGAAGAGGGAGTTGCGATCACCTATTGCTAAATCATCTAGCCTGCTTTGAAAATTAGATATTGAGCCAAGCGACACAACACCCATTTTCAAAATCTCAGTAATGTACTCAGCATAGGTTATGTTTTTGCGGTTCTCCAATGAGGCAATACGCTCTTCGTCATACCCATTGAGTTCTCTAACTTCTGCTACTCGTTCCCAAATACCAGTAGTGGTATTCAATAAGCCACGCTGTAGTTCTATAAAATTGCTTAGATGATTGGGTATTTCTGGAAATGACTCTTGATTAATGTTTTGTAAAGCATCAACAGTCTCCACTTGGTGTTCCATTTATATAACCTTTCCTAGTCTATTAGTTCAGTTGTGACAGTTTGTCGAAGTCACTTTCGTTATTCACGATAACAAAACCTTCATGATGTAGCGTCATTTGCTGAACCAGAATACCACTACTACTTGCATTGAGGTCTGTCATTGCAAAAGCACCGGGCCAGCAGTTGTATAGCGCAAAACCAAGGCGCATTGATGGAAGGTTTACTGTTTGCTGTGTTGCTTCGACAGGATCTACAACATACGTTGCACCTGATGCGGGGTGGTCTAGTACTCGTACATACACGTTACACCGATAATCGTTAGAACCTGAGTTAGAGGTTCCTGAAAGCGCGTTTAGTGCTCCAGTACTCCATGTGTGCAGATATTGCTGCCACTTATACAAAGCATCTTGGTTAGGACCAAGAAACACACCACGACTAAAGGTTATTGCTCCGTAGTCTGACTGTCCTAGGAGTTTATGCGGGTGCGTGTTCATACCACCCTCACGGTAACTGACAACGTCATTAGTTACAGTAAGACCTGAGACAACAGCAAAGCCTAGGTTTAGATCACCAGTAATTCCCATAGCCTGCTTAAGTGAGGCTGGTGGAGAAATTGTTACATCAAATTTAAAGTCACGAATGGGATCGTGTGAAGATGAACGTGGCATAGGTTCTCCCTTATTAGAGTGTTTCTACGGCATTGCTGCCGCCTGTCCATTGACTAATGTTAATAACTATGAATTCCGCTGGTTGCTGTAGAGCCACGCCGATTTCAACATGGACTTCCCCATCGTCAACAGTACTTACTGTGTTGTTTGTGGAGTCACAAGTAACGTAGTAAGCCTGATTTTGTGATCCCTTCAAACCGCCAGCAGCCCAAAACGTGCTAAGAACGTTTCCACAGGCAGAGCGAACTGCTGCCCACAGGCGTTCATCGTTAGGTTCAAAAACTGCAAACTGTGTTGCATCCTTTAGGGCTTGCTTCAAGTAGTTGAGTGATCGACGTACAGAGATATACCGATCTGGGCGTAGACGCTCTAGTGTGCGACCACCGAAAAGGACAATACCTGCACCCGGAACCTGCTTAAAGCAGTTGATACCCGCGTTGTACATATCCCCGATATCGCCTTCGGTAAGTTTAAGATCAATACCAAGAGCATTACGGATGTCTGCTGAATAACCAGCGGGTGTCTTAGCCACACTACGCTCTGCCTCAGTACGAGCATAAAGACCGGCAACTGCTCCACCGGGATATGTGCGTCGTATAGCCGCTGGTCCACTACGTGCTGGATCAACCATCGTAAGCATTGGAGCGCAGAAGATAGCGTAGTTACTACCGGGTGATGAACGGTGTGTAGAAACTTCAGCAATAAATGCTGACTTATCTGTACTTAGTGGTGATGGATCAATGATTGCTATAGAAGTTCCACGATCTAGTGCTTTAGCCATTACAGCGTTTACTACTGTACCGGTGTACTTGCCTACCGCATTGATCATCAGAACACCTTCAATAGTGTCCAGAAGGTCTAAAGCATCAGCGTAATCCTCATCGTCAGGGGCATCATTAGTACCACCAGCAAGCGTATACGCAGTTAGTATGAAGTCTGTATCTGGACCAGCCAAGATGGACGCAATATTAGATATACGAATGTACCTTGAGTACGTATTGATAACACTACCTACGTACCTTGAATTAGATACTTCAGTTGACACCTCGGTCCAACGCTCAACTTCAAGGCCATCCAGTGTTACAACAACATTGAATGTTGGTATTACATCTACGGCAGGGGTTACTAGACCTTCAGTAATTGAAATTTGAATAGTGTTGCCCCAAGTGCCGGGATCTATTGCTTCTACATCAAACAGTGTTGCACTTGCACCAGTACCACCATTTGTGTAGTACTTTACTGCGATTTCTGAAGTAGTTGCACCAGTACCAACTACACGAGTTACATATGCTGCTGGACCACCATTAGCAAAGTAATGATAAACAGCATAACCCAAATCGTGTGATGTGGATACTGGTCCAAATAGAGAAGTGAATTCAGTCCATGTGCTGATAAGTGTTGGACTAACTGGACCTCGGTCAGAGGTTCCAAAAAATGCCGCAATAGATGAACTAAGGTTAATAGAGGCTACACGACTCTTGAATGTTGATTCAGATACGTATACGCCGGGTGTTGAGTAAGCCATTAAAAAGCCTCCGAAAAAGGTGGGTTGAATACGGGAGTTTCGCTTTCTACATTAGTAATATTAGCAACTACAGAGGTTGCTCGCTTGACTAGTGTCCAGTCTTCTCGTGGTATCTCTGCATTGATTTTCAATGTATATACTTTACGAAAGATTCGTTTACGGTAACCAGACTCATTGTCTAGTAGGTCAGCCTGCTGCCAACCAAGCATGTCCAGACGACGGGTGGTGCCATCGGCAGGTATAAGTAGTGCATTACTACGAAACGGTAATATATAACGTAATAATTTTGCAGTTAGTTGTCGGTCATGAAGGGCCGAACGTGTGTATGTAGATATTTGATATGTAAGATCTACAGGTATTGGGGCAATCATTCTCAAATAGTCTTGTTGGTTATCCTCTAACAAATCGTCCATACCATCTTGATCTATCTCAGATGGAAAATACCCAATACTTAAATTTCCAAAATTGCTAATGTTCTCTGCATCTGTGTGTTGATAGTAGTAATAGTGCTCTGAGTGTTGCCTATTTAGTGCTTGTACTAAACTGACCATCTCAATAGTTATAAATGGGTATTCTTTTTCAGTTTCACCTTCAGGGTATCTAAAGAACACCTTCACGGGCCTGCTTGCGTTTCGATCATCAGAAACGGTTATGCCAGACAGGCGAGTTTTTAATGCTTCATCTTCAGCAAGAAGGAAACCTGTGCGAGACATTATGCCAATTCCTTTATTACTTTATTTAGTTCAGTGTTGGCATATTGTGTAAAGTTACGAACTTTTGAATTCAAAGGATTTTGTGGTGTCCCATACTCTAGATCAAGAGCCTTGGGATGGTTTACCTGTACAACAAAACCATCATCGGTGATATTTACCTGTGCGTAATCAACTAGAGTTTCCCAGTCTTTATCTTGTTTAAGAATGGTGCGAAACTCTTCTTGAAGAGACGCTGCCTTTTCCGCAAGTTTAGTAATGACCACACTTTTAAGGTTTATATAGTCATTTAACTCTATAGAAGGACCATCAGAAGGTGTCTGCATGGATGCAGCAGTTTCGACGCTCATACGTCCCTCCGTGGTCTAGGCAATTAAGACAATAGACGCTCATCTACTGTCTAATATAGTTTAGCCTAAAATTGGAAGGTTAGTTGGCCAAGGCAATTCTGTATCTAAATCATCGTAGGGGCCGGGGTCGTTTACCATTTCTTGATCAACGTACAACTGACTTCCTTGAACAAGGTGATAAACGTCACCACGTAAGTTTCCTCGTACTTTGTAATCAACCACTGTATATACTCGCCCATCCCACTTAAAAATGTCATTAAGGTGGTTTTCATACTCCCAAGGATTGCTAATACCAGCATCTCGCATAGTCTTAGAAGTTATAAACATTTCTATATTCTGGATGGGCAGGCGCGCGTCAGGTATTGCTCTCTTTTGGTCTTCTATTTCAGTTATCCGTAGTACCGGAAGTTTTACCCCTTGCTTATACTTTCTTCCATTGCTTCCTACAATACCCTCGTCATAAACGTCATCAAAGGTACTGTTGCCAACAGTTAGTGGTAAAAACTCGTACCAAACAATTACCATTCCCTGAGTTTTATGGAACCAATCAAACTGTTTATTTATTAAATCCAGTTCACGTCTGATATCCATTAGTAATACACCGTCGTTGTTTGTCCAGAGGGTGGAGGACCATCAACGTAAACATCAGTACGCATCGGTTCTTCTTTAATTTCTTGATTAATAATCCCTGAATCCATACGTGGCCATAGACGCTCAACAGGGCTATATTCACCAATTTCACGAGCCTTATACAAAGGCACAAGATAACCAGTTGTTCTGGATATGCGCCGCAAAGAGAACACTTCCATACGGTCAATACCAATATTCAAAGCCGTAGCGTGCCTCTTATATTCTTCTTCCCATTGTGCTAGAAGGGCTTGAACCATCCTAAAACGCTGACTGGCAGGAATGTGTACTGATTCAGATGTTATTACATCAATGTCACGACTGTACTCAGTCATCAATGCCCATAGGCTTTCACATATAGCAGAAATACCTATCGCATTAATTACTGCGTCAGACACCTCAGTTAAATCAAAACCTACCGGATCAAGGTGTTTTTCTACGGCCTTCTTTGCGTAAAAAGCAAGGTCGTCAGGAGTTACCCATTCATAGTAATAACCCTCCACCATAATCTTGGAAGAAGATGTTGGAGGGTTATTTAGTCTCATGATTCCGTTTCTGGAATCAAGGGTGTATCCAGTAGCGGCTATAGCCGTAACACTGGCTGATGGCGTATTGGGAATGTATGACGCAACCCACAAAGAGTCAGCATCGACGTTAGTGTGCCCAAGTTGATACGTGCGCCCTAGGGCATCAAAAGAAACCTGAAAGAACTTTGGAAAGTCTCGCAGGTAGTTCCGTGCAATATTTACGACATCAACAAAAGTAGCCATGTAACTAGTTTACTACAGTATCCTACTCCCGATCTGGGAGTGTATCCTGAGATGTTTTGTTGATTGCTGGTTGCTGTTCTCTGTACCTCTGAGACATAGTTGAGGTGTTTACTTTTATTTCTTGCAGCGACCCAGATGGGTTTGCAATCTTTTCGTAAACCTCAGCCATATGCAATCCTTACAGTGTGTCGTAAATACAAGCCCGTGACTTTAGGTATTGGAAAAGTTCACGTGGAATACGGTAACGCTTACCATCTTCAAAGTTGTACTTTGAAGGACCCCAGTTCATTGACCAAGTGCCTTTCACTCGGGCACTCACCAAGTCGTCGTTTACTACAACTTCATCAAATACCTCAATTTGATCATCAGTTGCTTCTTCAACGTCGGAAATAATGCGACGATTTGCCATGTTGATTAACTCCTTATTGTGTTTGTTTTTGTATCTAGAATGGCAGGGGATTGCTCCCCTGCCATTCTAGCCTACCTGCACGTAGTTTTTATACGTGTAATTACTGGATTGCCCCACCAAGGGTGTTGATGAGTACACGTGATTCGTGGGTGATTACACCGAAGCCCCAGATTGCGTACCATGCAAGACCGTGCTCACGACCGAAGTCGATCACGCCGCCGTCACGGAGTTCAACAGGGAGAGCGATGGCGTGGCCGAAGGCGTTGTCACCGATCATTACTGAGGTGTAGGAACCAGTGTTGGTTGCTTGGTTACCAGCAGTACCAGAGTCGATGTCTGCTGGGAGGCCAAGGCCCTTAGCAACCTGTGTCGTTTCAATGAACACTACGTCATAGATACGACCGATTTCACCAAGCATGAAGTTACCGGGGGCGGCGTACTTGGTTACTTCGATGAACTCAGGCCAGTCACGGAGTGAACGTGACTGTGATGGGTGTACGAAGCACACGTAGGTATCGCCAAGCCGTGGGATGTTCTTACCAGCGAGAACCTCAACAGCATCCTTGATGGTTGCTGGGCTGAGGTAACCGGGGGATGCGGCAGTGCCGATGGTGCCGGGGTTGTAGGGGCTGATACGGTCACGTGCGCTGTCACCAACAGTGCGACCGAATACTACGTCGGGTGCAACCGCTGAACCGCCGCCAAAAGGAACACCGTTGGCATACAGGGTGTTACGGGCCTGAATGTCCATGCTCTGGGCCATATGACGACCGAGAAGGCGTGAGGCTGATGCCATAACGTCATCGAATGATGCGTTGAGAAGCAGTTCAGTAACTGCTACGGCCTGACCGTGTTCCTTAACGGTGATCTGAATCTGGCTAGCAGAAAGGGCTACTGGCTCAAGACGAACACCTTCGGTAAGTTCTGCGGCAACAGTCTCAGAAACTGAGAGGTTGTTATACCGCATGAAGTTGATGGTAAGACCGGGCATAACGCCGAGTTCGGTCTTCTTAACTGCAAACTGCTCAAACCGAAGAACAGGCATGGCTTGGAAAAGGATTTCCTTTGACCAAATTTCCTGAATTGCGGGTGAGAGGGTTGAATCACTGGAATAACCAGTGGTGGTAACGCTTGAAAGACCTGCGCCTGTAATTGCGCCGCCTGCTGGGCTGGGATAAGCCATTATTTTCCTCCGATGGAAGTATAGGGTTGGTTATATTATATTAAAAGCGGCCTCGGACTGGCCGAGCCTGTAGGAGCCGCTCACGCATCTTTGCATACTGATCCATCGGCATATTGCGGATATCCTCCGCGGTCATCGTTTGGTATTCCTGATTGTTTTCCAGTGGCCCAGTTGGGGGTGCCGTTACCGGCGCTCCCTTCAGACGAGGCATAGATGACTGACTCGCCTGTTGGATTGACTCTATAATAGCACTACTCCGAGCACGAAGTACAGCAATAGAGTTTTCGATGTCGTCTTCTGAGTTTCCAGCCACCAAATCAAGAAGTTCAGGAATGATGGTTTCCTGCTCTTCTACGATTCTACGCTGACGGTACGTCTCAAGTGCCTGTAGCGCACGCTCCTTCTCAAGGAGAGCCGCTTGTGCTTGACGGTCCTGCTCCATAACTTGGAACTTCTCAGCCCACTCACGCTCAACTTGGTTGATACGCGAGTTGAACTCGTCTTCCTTACGTGTAAGGAGTTCCTTAGCGGACAGTTCCTCTAGTTCTCGCTGCTTAATGAGTTCAGCCTCTGCACGCGCCCGTTCCTCAGCCTGCTTGATGGCTTCCTCACGCTCCTTTGATAGGAGAGCGAGTTGGTCTTCCATAGACTTGAGGCGGTTCTGAGACTCTTCAAGGCGAGAGTACATCTTGTCCTTTTCCTGCTGACGGATCTTATGGACCTCATCCTCAGTGAAGTACTTCCCGGTAGTCTTTGGGATTTCTTGTTCTTGATGTTCGTCAGGAACGCCGGGAATGATTATTGATTCTGTGTTTTTCGTCATTTCTTAAACCTCCGTTAGTTTTTCACATATATGACGTTGTTTGAGTTACTTATTCTTTTTCGTCGGGCGTACGACGCTGCGCTAGGCGTGCTCCGTATGCTCGTTGTACTAATTTGTTCATCGTGTCTTGGTCGGGAGCGGGCATGCCCAATCCCGGCAGAGGACCGGCTTCGCCGCCCTCCTGTCCAGTTATTACATTACCACTTTCTGGACCTTGCTGCGGCATTATACCAGTCGCAAACATCACTGCTTGTTGGATATGTGCTCTTACCATATCCAACGATCCTTGATCAAAAGCGTCATCACGAAGTTCTTCAAAGATCTCGGCCAACTTCTCTTCTGGGAATTCTTCACCAAGAATACGAAGCGCGCCCTTCTTGGACTCAAGACCCATAGATAGTTTGACTTGGGCTTCATTGAGTTTGATGAGTACGTCAACAGGAAGTGGTTCAGGCCAGTGAATTGAGGTTACGTAGGTAACCGGATCTAGTGGATCCAGTTCTGTAGCAACCCCCGGTTCAGGAAACTGAGACTCAGAAGGGTTAAACACTGTTAGTTCTGGAACAAAAACTGCCGCAGTACGGATGATCAAAGCGTTTATCTTCTCTAGACCCTTAGAGAAGTGTATCTTTTTCATATGATACCGGTTCATCATGGGCTGGTACTGGATGGCCAAAGCAACACCACTCGTATTTGATATTGGTTGCATCTGCCCAAGAGCAGTCTCTGGAACACCGGTTATTTCATGCATAACCCTCTTGAGAAACTGGATGTATTCAAGGGCACCGGCCATCTCCCCACGAGATTCAAGGTTGAAAACATTTGCTTCCTTTGGAAGGCCAGCCCATACCTTTTTAGGTCCTCGCTCTAACTGAGATGCCTTAGCACCAGTAATAATAGTTACTGGAGCAGCGTGGTAGTTGATGATGTCAGAAACCTCTGTCATCTTCTCGTTAAGTTCCCTGTTGAGAGGAATGATATCCCAAATGTCAGATTGTCCCCACGGGGAAGAAGAGATAGTCACATTTGGGATATGAACAACGGGTATTTGACCAATTGGGTTTTGATACTGGTCAATCAATTCGTCATTTATATATTGTTCAATAGAATCGTCTGTGAGGATTTCAGTAAATGTATAAACTTGGCGAGTGCCTTCTGGCGACGTACCCCAAAAGCGGTACTTTAACTTAAATCGAAGAATGCGATCACGGTCGTGTGGGTGATACTCAGGGAAACAGTGCGCTGGGTTTAGAGGAATAATCCTTATTCTCCCCTGATGCATAACACCTAAAGAATCTTGATATGGTTCTTCAAAAGCGACTTTTACAAAACAGTCACCTGTAACACCTGCTAATTGACCCATTTCCCATAAGACGTGGGTTTTATTATTGTGGTCTTCCCAAACCTTGTGTAGAAGTTGGGGAACTATTGATTGAGTTTGCTCTGGAGTTCTGAACTGCACGCTTTTACCAAAGCAAAAGTTGGTTATATAGTCAGCCATTGTGCGAACGTAATTAAGGGTGATGTTTTGTTCACCCATTTCACGACGATATGACCAATGGTGTCCCAAGTACCAAGCCCAACAAGAGGCGTACCGGTTTAGACGAGGACCATGAACCTCAAACTCTTCATCTGCAAGTTCTACAAGACCAAGAGGGCTTACTGCAACAGTAAGGTCAGAAGAGGAGGCACGATAAGAAGGTGACCAAAAGTCAATAGGCATACCTACTTATCTCCCCTCTTTGATGCGCGCCTTGTTATTTTATCATGTTTTTCAAGTACTTCTATTGATATTACCATTTCATCAGGTATATGTCCTATGTTGTATAACAACACATCGCCATCTTCATCAATATAATAAGTATCTGCTGTGGTTACATAGCCATCTAGCATGTCTGGAATAAGCCAACCAACTGTCAATGGTATTACTGGTTTTGTTTCGTAGTCGTCAACAGAACACCACTCCTGTGGTCCTGCAAACGCATCTTTCCATGTAATTTTTACAAGTTGGTATTTGTTCATAGTAAACCTATTTTATCATCGGGCTAGGTATTCGTTACCACGCCAAATGGCCCTACCATTACGAATTTCAACAATTTCCTTAGCCCAAGATCCGTCTTGCATGATGGTAACAACGCCCACACCCTGCTGCCAGTTTTCATACCGCTTAATCGGGTACCCCTTGATATTTAAGGCCCCTTTTGTAGATGGTATTGCACCGTCTCTACGGGACAAACACCCCGGCGACCACGCGTTTACTGTGATGGGGCATCCATCAACTTCGTATGTTTCATAGTGGTCTTGTATACGATGTATATGCCCTTGTACTACTGATTGTCTCTCGTTCTTGGCAACGGCTGAAACTGTTAACCGCTCTCCATGTTTGGCAATCAAAGGTGTTTGACCTTCACCTCCAGCGGCGATTTTAACGCTGGCCGCTGGGTAACCATCATGGTAGATGACCCCTAGTTCATCTAGTCTCAACAGTCCTTGTAGGGATAGGACAGGCCATTCCTCTGGTGCATTGGCACGACGTAGACGAAGTGCTGCCATAGCATTTTTGGTGATGGCAATAGGAAGGCGATTGTCGTGGTTTCCCTCTAGCATGTGTACTTCACACCCTTGTGGAGCCTCGCTAATTTGATCGGCTAAGTACCTGTGGGTGCGATCAATTGTGGGCTGGGTAGTTAGAACATACTCAGGAGAAACAAGAAACTTAGAACTCCACTCAGGGAAATCGCAAGTGTCACCCAAGTTAATGATCTTGTTGGGTTTAGCGTCCCTTACGATCTGTAACATGATGTTGATTGCTTGCTCGTCATGGAATGGGTCTAGTGTTCCGTCTTCATACCTGCGAAACCCAATTTGTGGATCGGGTGCAATAATCACGACTTCAGATGCCCTGTTCGTTACCGGCTTTGCTGATGTCTTGACGATGCAAGGCTTTGCTGGTTGAACAACGGGCCAAGAAGGACCCTCTTGCCAAGTAGGGGAGAATTGAATGGCCGTGAGGTCATGAACCTCAGCCTCTCCTTCTTCATTCTTGGTTAGAGACTGGTATAGAGAAACTTGTTTGATTGCACCGATGTCATCTACATCAATGTTGTTTCTCTCAAGTAATTCGGCCAGTTTTCCCAACTTCTGCTTTTTATTAACAGGAGCAGTACTTAGGTCGTTTACTAGATCACTCAACTGGTTTTCTCCCCGTTTAAGTAGCGACGAATTGTGGTACGACTAATTGGATAACCATGATTGGTAAGGACCTTGGCTAGCCACGCGCAAGAATACACTTTCGCTTTACCGCGACGTGTGTCATTGCGAATAAGGTCTAGAGATTTGGTAACCGCACTGCGCTCTTCTTCAGTCATCTGTTCCATGATGACTTCAAGACTGCTCGGTTCGCGCTCTACACCTTCGTGTCTACGCTCAAGGTCCTTCACAAGATCTGACATCATGCACCTCTTTGTGAACGTGTTGCTAGCACATGCTAGCATACCTTTTGTTGAACGTCTTTAGATGTTATAAAGATCAGTCAAAAACGACGGTCTTATTGGGACGAGCCTGATGCATCCCATTGTTATAGACCATCTCAAACTGAGGCATCATGTCACCAGACATGGATCCCTGTACAAAGTCACCAAGGAGTGCTGGGGCCTCAATCCATGAGGCTGAACCCATATGAGCACGCTCACGCATGGTGTCTTCTGGATACTTGTAAAACATCTCTGGATTGTTGTGGTTCTGACGAATTGGGCTTGGGGCAGTGTCTGAGTAGGCACCAACACCAAAGTCATAGGGAACGTCAGTATCAGACATTACGCCTTCATAGAAGCGAACTGGGCCGCGGTTGCCGGGGATCCCAGCAGCCATCTGACGTTGAAACATGTTTGGTGAACGCTCACCAAAACCGGGAACTGGAGCAATTGCCATAGTTAGATCCTCCTGTAGAGTCTATTTAAATGATAACACAAAAAGGTCATCAGAAGGGAAGATAGTTAGGGGATTTTGGATCATTGCTTTCTTCAAATTGCTTCCTACCCTCTTCCATTGCTTGGCCATATTGTTTGCTGTTCAAACCTTTATATTGTTTACGTTTTTCTTTCTGCTTTTCGCTAAGTGGTGTTACTGGATCATTATCATCCATATCAAATTCGCCACCACCGTATTCTTCATCCTGCACTCTATTTATTTCATGCGCTTGTCTGGAATAATGCATGACTTTTGGGTGGAATGGGTCGTTGCCTGTCATTGACATAGCGTACTCATAAGGATCGACCCGTGGTGGTCGTTGTTGACCCTGCGGTATACCGAAATGCTGTCCCCATGTCTTCTGACCCTCTGGATCAGATGGATCATAACTACTTGGGTTACCACCAAGACCACGACCCCCACGGCGACCACCGGCACCACAGTTAGTACAGGGCTTTGGACCGCCTCCGCGCATAAAAGACTTAATACCCATAGATTCCTCCTGAATAGGTTTTCTATACTATATCACCTAAAAAACGGGTTGTCAGAAACGGTTACTTGTGGCATTGTGTCTAAAATTGACATAGAACAAGCAATAGCCAAACTGTCTGGAAAGTCATCGAAAGCCCCTCTTTCATCCGGGGCGGCGGCAAGAAGGTATGGTCCTCTGTAAATCTTTTCAAGATCAGACATTTGCTGATTAAACTTCTTCCAAACCTTTGTGCGACGTGCTTTAGAATGGCCGGGAACTATTAATTGGTCGCGTTGTATTAACTCTGTTAAGTGTACCCATCGTTCGTTCTGGGCCTTGGAATCAGAGGAAACGGCCACCACATCAATATTTTGTAGCAATATTTGTAAACGTTCTGCTACAGCACCACCAACACCCTGTGAGTCAACACCGACGCGCAATACGTCATAGTTTCTCAAGAAGTCAAGTATTTCAAAATACTGTTGTTCCCATTCTTCATTGTTTATTTCTAACCAATTAAGAACACGGTGTTCATAAAAACCAAAACCGTCAGGGCTGTTCCAATCAACCCACAAAACAGTGACCACGGTAGAGTCATTTGATCTTGCTACGTCTATACCAACAACAACAGGCGTACGCCACCATTGTTTTACGATAGGCATTGACGAGTCGTACATGCGTTGTAGTCTTTCGTCAGTTACGAACATGCCCTTCTCAAGAATCCATTTATTGCAATAGGACATCTGAAACTCATCAGAGTCCTCTCCAATACGCAACTTCTCTTTGGCTATGAACTTCGCATAGTTACTGTTATATTTTGCCGCTGTCTTCCAGTCATATTCAAAGTGACTCTGTCTATGTCCTCTACCAGCGTTTATATCGCGCCGCCGATTGTATTGAATCATCTTATAAAAATAAGACTTATTTCTAGTTGCAGTACCTGCTAGGGTTATAGATCCGTTGTTGAAGGCCAACATTGGCTTTATTGATTTAGCGATGACAAACTCATCTGCTTCTTGGGCCTCGTCAATAAGAACAAAGTGATACGTTTTTGATTCAATCTTTGCTTTTGGGTTACAGGTCTGCATTCGACATAACGATCCAGAATGCTTTAGTGTGATTATTCTTCCTTTACCACGCGGGCCACCAGAGGTTGCTTTGTCATCAATCTCCGGGTCAAGGAGGAAGTCCATAGCATGGTCACTGGTCAACTTGCTGACAATACGACTGAAAACGGTGTCAGCCTGATCTTCTACCGGAGCAAAAACACCACACCAAAAACCTTTTGAGAACTTACTCAACCACGTTGGGTATACCTTTGACAGTTTTGGAAGGATAACCATCATAGATGCAAGTACGTTAGAAACAACTTCTGACTTGCCAGACTGACGAGTGGCAACGAGTGTTAACTCTTCACCGTCACCTAGGATAATGCTTTCTATTAGACGATACGCAATAGGAACTTGATAAGGAAATAACGTTACATCACAAAACTCCTCTGTAAATACTATTAGTTTTTTTACTAATGCATCTACAAACTCTGCTGACGTTTCGTCAAGTTCCTCTTCACTATTATCTTGTTCGTAGCCCTCTTCAAGAAGTAATTCTTCCATTTAAACACCGTCCCGGCACTGTAGTTCTTTCCATAATTCCTGTAGTGCCTCTAGGTGTTCAGTTACTGGACCTTCTGGTCCTTCATGAAACCTCCATTGGTCATAGGCTGATCCAAGACCAAGAAGGGTGCTGTCAAACCACGATTTAAGTGCAGATGTCTCCATAGACTTTATTCTCTTGATAGACGATCCGACTTTTAACACTTCTTGTTTATTAAACAGTTTCATTTCCAGTTACCAATATCCCCAGCAGTATCGGAAAGATAGCGACCTTGCACTGCGTCAAGTATCCCAGTTTCCTCATTATCTTGTCTTGTTTTTCTACATAAACCTATTTGTATTATTTGAGTTTTAATACGTAATTGTAATCCTTTTCCCCTTCTCCAAGGGTATCCTAACTCTTTCATAAAGCCAAGAGCAAGATGTGGCATACCTGTAGTACCGTTATCTCTACGTATGATATAAAAGGGTCCAAAACCCAATACACGGTTCATGGATCTTTTTGCTATATAAACTAATAGTGCTATTGAACTACCAACAACTGCTGCAACTGTGTATAACATTATCCACCAACATTTCCTACATCAAATATGTAACCCGGTAGTGTAAGTATTGCTTGACCATATGACTTTTGATTTTTAAAATCCTCATACTCAGAAAGAGACAGTGGACCATAGCGAGATACGTTAGTTCCTTTTACCCACCAAACGTACAAGTAACCTTCAATATTCGTATTAGATGATAGTGCCTCTTCAAACTGGTTCATGGATAAAAATCTGCTCTGAAGTGGAACAAATTGAAAACCGGCCAACCTACTGCTCATTGTAGGTGCTTGGTAATACGTGTCTGTTTTTATAAGATTTACTGGATCAAAAATACTTGGTTGAGGGCCTCCAACTACGTCTTCCTCTGGAGGAGGTACAGCACTTGATCTTAAAGGGTAGTTTTCAATATCTTGTATTCTTTGCCCAAGATCAAATGCGGGGTTTAGACCCCTTCTTCTACTAGCCATTACTTAGGCATTTCCGATAACCACTTGGCATACGCGGTTGCAGTTACTGGACCATATATACCATCAACTTTTACCTTTAATGCTTCCTGCATCTTTTTAATACCTTCAATGGTTTTAGGACCGGCCCAACCATCAACAGTATGTGGGTACCAACCCCAAAATGTTAAAACCTGTTGCAATACTGCTACTTTCTTACCACTCATATATGGGGTAAGTAATTCAATAACAGGTTCTGGTATTATAGTGGGACGTTCTTTTGGAGGTGCCGGTGGTGGTGGTACTTCTTCAGCCCACGGTTTTAAAGGTTCATACTTAGATGAGTAGCGGCTACGGCTATGGGGTATTTCGATTGGCTGCAAGTGCCATTCTTCGCCGTTAACATTTCCAAAATGTATTAATCCGTACTTTTCACAATGTGCGGTCATCCATTTCATGTCACCGACCATGTCTACTGCTAAACATTTTCCATCTTTTGTTGTGCTTTCATGGTAAGACATGCCGGGAGGTGCCATGTGTGCTCGTCCCTTTTTTAACTTATAACGAGCACCTTCAAACTTGCAACAACCACCGAAGAGTACCTTTTCATGACGGTCTAAGAATCCTACTTTTTGTGTAAGGCTTGCTCTCCAACCACCACCGATACCTACTGGTCGCCCAGCAGCAATAGAGGCATCCATAAGCATCTTTAAACGGCGACGAAACTCTGGATCAAAACGTGCCCAAACAGACCAAGCCAGTAATCCGTTCTCTGTTCTTTTTGCACCGGAGTACCCTGTCATGTACATCTTATCCATCATGACTCCTTATTAATTAAATCACTTTTCTAATTCTTTGTAATATATTAGGTTATTATGTAGACGCCCGTCACCCGGATCACTTTCTAATGCTTTCAAACCATGTTTAATGGCCTCATCGGCCATCTTTAGATGATAACAAGAAACAGCCGCTATGTCATCAAGCAAAGACCCGAAAGCCCAAGCCTCAGATAAATAATCAAGTGTACGATCTTTTATTTCTAGTCCACGTAGTGCTGCTGTATAGCAACCTATCCAATTACTATTTTTATAGTAAAACATCGCTAGTTCTGCCCAAGTTTCACGCCGTCGCGAATCTTCAGCAAGTGCTCTAAAAAGCCAATACTCAGTTTCGTGCGGCAAACACTGTGCTAGATATCTCATACTTCTTGCACGTTCAGCGGCCCACATAGCAGTAGGTAATGCTATGTGTCGTTTAAACTCGGCAGTCGCTTCTTCTATACGTCCATTAAAAAAGTACTCTCTTGCCAAATAGTGTGCAGTTCTATCATCCATTGGGTCTTCTTTAGCAGCAAGTTCCAATAGTGGTAAGTATTGCCCTCTAGATTTTGTGTTATCTGGATGATGGTGTACTTCTAATGCACAAAAGGACTGTACTTCTTGACCAGAGCAAACAAGTATTTCGTGTACTGGATGCTTCCAGTAATAGTTAGTTCTCCTATGTATGTGGTCACGGTAAAACACCAGTCCTTCAGAACCATCTGGATTCCACGACCAAACGTATTTGTAACGTGGACGAGTTATTGTTTCTGGAAGGTTTTCTAAGTGCTTGCGCCAACCCGGAATAAGTATTTCATCGGCATCTAGAGACACACACCAATCAAGATCTTCTGGAAGAAGTGACAGTGCTTCATTTCTTGCTACATCAAAACGCCACGGTTTAACGGAAATATTATGCACAATACATCCCGCATCCTTAGCAATTTGCACAGTATTGTCCGTAGATCCAGTATCTACAAGAATGCGGTAATCGGCATCCTTTGCTGACTCTGCCCACCTCTTGATGTGTTTTTCTTCATTAAGACTTATTGTGTAAACGGCGATCTTCATTTTGTATCCTTTATGAAGTAGTACTAACCTCTGTCAGTACTGATGGTACATAGTCAATTGGAACACTCAGGTGTTCTGATACGTGTATTGATGCACAATCAACACACAGCAATCCAATAGGAGTAACAGTATTGTCGCCATCGGTAAAGATGTCATCAGTTAATGGATTGTTAGGAAAGTCTATTGCCATATTAAGTTCCTCTTATTATCCGTAGGTGTATACCACGACCTTGCCGTTGCCGCCGTTGCCACCGTTACCGCCGGTTGCGACCACGCCTGCCGTGTTGACCGAGCGTGCACCACCGCCACCACCGCCACCGGAACCTGCCGTGCCGTTCCCGCCGTTCCCGCCGGTCACGTTGCCCGATGCGGCATAGGTTGACTGGCCTCCACCGCCGCCAGACGCGCACCAACCGGTGCCAGCAGTTCCCGCTCCACCGTTGATGGAGCCGGTCGTGCCACCTGCACCGCCAGCGGTAGATCCTGAGCCGCCACCGGCACCGCCGTCCTGTACGGCTGTCGTGAATGGTGCGCCGCCGTACCCGCCACCAGCAGGAATGGTGAGCGTGCTTGGTGCAGCGACGAACGTCGGGTTATTGTCGGTCGCTGCGCCTGCTCCGCTGTCGTTGCCCCACTCAATGCCGATAGTGCCAGCGGTGCGGGTGTAGTTCGCCCCACCGAGACCGCCAGTAGACACGGCAGCGTTCGTCGTCGCGACACCGCCGCCCTGCCCGCCGAGCGCACGAATCAGATTCGCCGCGGAGGAGAACTCGCTGTAGCCGCCGTCAGTCCCCGATGTGCCGTCAACCTTGCCGTTCGATCCTGTGCCAGTACGGGTCGCACCGGATGCACCAGCACCGCCCTGCCCGACGACGACCGGCTCGGTTGCCCCGAGATCAGCGGCGGCATACCAGCGGAGACAAACCGCACCGCCGCCACCTCCTCCAGCGCCGCCGCCCGCCGTGCCCTGTGACGCTGTCCCGCCGCCACCGCCGCCGCCCGCTCCGACGACGACGACTTGCACCATACGAGCGTTGGC